ACTCCTCCATGTGCATAAGGAGATACAAATATTCTGTATAATTTTTTTAATAATTCATTTTGTTTTTCTTTTAATTCTTCTGATGGTTCTAAAATAAATCTTTTACTTCCATTCTTTTTTGGAATTGCATATTTGTTATATTTAATAGAAATATCATCCATAATTGCTCCTATATTGGAAATACTTAAGGTATATACGTAAATTTCTTGTTTAGTAATAATGATATATAAAAGTATATTATTATTAAAAAATACTTTTAAAATATTGTTTCCTTTTATGTTTCTACTTCTAGATATTTAAGAAACTTTTCATAATTTTTTTTAAATTTTTTATCAATTTTTTTTAATTCATCAATAAATCCATCTTGATCTTTGAATTTTATATAAAATCCTAAATTATCAATATCCATAAAATTGAGAATAATTGTTTTATTTATATAATATTTATTATAATGTAAAGCTTTTTTAAGATAATCTTTAGGTATTTTGTATAAAAATTTAAAATCTAATGATAAAAGATTATCAATATAATGTAAATTTGCATTTAATAATTTTTCAATAGATGTAAATTTTAAATATTTTATATTTTTTATTATTAATTTATGTATAACAAAATAAGGTTCATTTAATAATATTTCAAAAATATCTTTAGGACAATATTTTATAAATATATTATCATAACTAATTAATTCATACCAAAAATCTTTAGAATCTAAATATTTTTGAAAATATTTATTATATTTTTTATTTTTAAATATATTTGGATTTTTTTTAATTATATCTATCCATTGATATCTTAATAATGAAATTAAAACTATTTTTGGTATTTTTTTTATATTAGTTATATGCTTTATTAATATCCAATGCCATTCATCCATACTTAATATAGATTTTTTATCTATATTCAAATTATTATATATTTCTAAAAATTTAATATCATAAATAATTATTTTTTTCCAATTAAGATATTTAGTAATATAATATGAATATTCTTGAGGATATTTATCGTAATAATAAGTAGGATTTTTATCTATTAAATTAATCCATGCATCACGATTAAAATCTTTAAAAATATCAATATTAAGTTTTTCTTTTACTTCATCTATATATTCGGGATATTTACTTAATATATGTTCTATATATCTCTTTTTATAAAATGAATTTTCTTTTATATTATAATAAAAAAATCTTGTATTTGGATATTTATCAATTATTTTATATTGATTTGAAAATTTAAGTTTAATATTTTCTGGACATTTGTCAAAATAAAATTCATTAGACATAATCAATTCATACCAATTATCTACAGAAAATTTATAATATTTTTTATAATATTTTGTATTTAAAGTTAAAAGTATAAATAATAAATCAGATTTTTTATCATATATCAAATCTTGTAATTTATATTTTTTATCTTTATCTTCTAGTAATATTAATTTTATTAAGTCTTCTTTATCCATGAATTAAACATATCTCCTTTAAATAAAAATTTTTTATGGATCTTCTTCTATATATTTGAGAAACTTTTCATAATTTTTTTTAAATTTTTTATCAATTTTTTTAAGTTCATTGATAAATTCACTTTCACATTTAAATCTTATATAAAAACCTAGATTTTTTATATCTATATTATGAAGAATAAATATATCTTTGAATTTATTATTTCTGTAAACAAATCTAATATATTTTTTAGGTATTTTATATAAAAGTTTAAAATTTTTTTCTAATAAAAAATAAATACTATTCGTAGTTGTATCTAGTTTTAAAAATTTTTCTAACCCTATTAATTTTAAATATTTTAAATTTTTATCAATTAAATTTTTAGAAAAATCTTTATATGTATTAACTAAAATATTAAAATCATCTTTTGTAATATAATTAATTAATTTAGGATTATAATTAAGTAAATCATTCCAAAAATTATATTGTTTAGAATAATTTTTATGATATTTACTATAATAATTATATTTCTTATTTGTTAATAATTTTGTATTTCGTGAAATTATAATTGCCCATTGATAAGATTCTAATGATTCTAAAATATTTTCTAATATTTTACTCATATTTAATTCCAATATATATTTAGATAAAATACTTAACCAATCATATTCATCTAAAGTATATTTATATTTTAACAATTCATTAAAAAAATTTAAATTTTTCATAACTACATTTTTCCAATTAATTCTTGAAGCAATAGATCGATAATAAACCATACCTTTTAAATGTATACATTTTTTATAATAATAATCTGGATTGAGTTCTATTAATTTAATCCAAGATTTTTTATTTAAATATATTAAAATATTTTTTTCCTTTAATATATTTTCAATTTCATGTATATATTCTGGATTTAAACTTATAATATTTATTAATATATAATTAAAATAATTTTCCAAATAATATATTGGCATAGATAATGATAAATGGTTATCTTGATTAAGATATAAATCATAAAAATAAAATCTTAAATTTGGATATTTATTAACTATGCGTGTATGTTCAGATTCATAAAAATAATTTTTAATTTTTTTTGGACATAAATCAAAGTATGAATAATTTTCCATAATCAATTTAAACCAATTATCTTTAGATAATTTATATGATTTTCTGTAATAACTTATATTTAAAGATAATAAAATAGTCATTAAATCAGATTTTTTTAAATTAATTAAATTATCTATTTTATACTCTTTATTTTTATCTTCTAGTAATATTAATTGTATAATATCTTCTTTGTCCATCATTATTATACCTTTACTTCAAAATCATTTCGTATATCCTTTTAAGATTGCAATTTGAATCACATCTATCAAATGGTGGTAATTTATCTAAATATTCTACATTCATTTTATCCAAATAATCTTTAACACTATTAGGTATATGATAAGAAATAGTTTTTTTACCATTATCAAAATCTATACCCACAATATACCAATTTATTTCTTCAGAATTAGCATACCATATTTTTATTTCTTTATTAGATTTTTTAAGTAAAGATATTACTAAAAGAAATAATCCTATTCTATGATTATATAAATCAGTAAAAGTATGATAACCATCAGATACTTCTATTTCTGATTCTTTGGCATTAAGTATTGATAAAATATTATTTTCTAATGATAAATTTATTTCAGTATTATCGATATTTATTGTTTTAAGCATTTCTTATCTCCTTTTTGTTTGATAACCTAAATCTTCAAATGGTGTCATAGTTAAATCATTTGTAATTCTATATAGATATTCTATGATTATTTTATCTGCTAATTCAGAATTAACTCCTAATGCATTATTACTAAATTTTGATGGAACAAAAAATCCTAAACCTTTATCACATTTTATATCAATCATTTTGTTCCAATCTATTTTATCATATAATTTTTTATCAATATTTAAAATAACATCTTGTAAAATATCTTTTTTGAGAGTATAAAACATTTTTATTTCTCCTTTTAGATTTTAAAGATTTGATATATATTCTTTAGAAACATCTTTGTAATTAAATATTTCTTTAGTTAATTCTATAGCATTAATCCAATCAGTATCATTACCATCACTATTTATAATTATATCATTTTGAATATGATGTTTAAAAATAAGTAATACCATTTGTACTACTATATCATATGGTTTTCTTGCAGTTTTACAAAAATCAGAATAATAATTTTCTGTTATTGGATGATTATAATTATATTTATTATAAATTATAATTGATTCACAAGAATCGTTATCTTTCCCATTAAAAGAAATCTCATTATCATTAATAATTGGTTCATCATGTCCATTCCAACCTGCTAATTGAAAACCATCATTTTTCTCATTTTGAATTTTGAAATATTCAAATAATTTTTTTACATCTTTAATAATCAAATTCCATTTTTCATCATCTATGTTTTTATCATTTCGTATATGCCAATAATGTGCATAACTCATTTTGATTCTCCTTTTAGATTTTTGAATATTCTTCAATTATATTATTACATGCCATGTCTTTTAATTTAACATCTTTATGTAATTTGTCAACTCTGATAGAAATTTCATCCCAAATTGTTTTTATCGCTGATTTATATTCATCAGAAATAATATAATCACTTAGGAACTCTTTTAATTTTTGTATGTATTCTGATGTATCCCGAACATTCCATTCAACTTCTTCATATTCACCTGCTTCTCTCCAATCATTAAGTTGTATTCTTTCATTGATTTTTTGATTATTAGTTTCCAAAACTAAACTATGCCTAACCTCTGATGGTTCATATGGATTAAAATATTCAGATTCTGTTGTATAATGTATAATCATTAAATAACAAGTTAATGGTTCTGTTTTATTATCTATCTTTTCAATAGTAAAATAATTATTAGTTTTTTTATCATCGCTAAATATATCATCTTCATATAATATGTTTAAAAGATTAACATTTTTTATAAAATTGACTATTTCTTCTATTCTATTTTCATTTTTGAGTTTTTCTCCATTTTCATATTGCATAATTATTTTCCCCTTAATTATCCTTTAATAATAGCTAAAGGTTTTAATTTTATTATTGGTTTTATTAAATCAGTCTCATTGGATAATACTGTATCTATATTTTTATAGGCTGATGGAGCTTCATCTAAATCTTTTTCCCTTCTTATTGAATGTATTATACCTTGATTATCTAAAAATTGTTTTTCATCTTCTAAACTTAATTCCTTTCTTGCTCTAGTTCTGCTCATAAGTCTTCCTGATCCATGAGAACTTGACATAAAACTATCTTCATTCCCAAGTCCTTCTACTATATAAGATGCAGTGCCTTGAGATCCTGGAATTATTCCTAACTCTCCATTTTTAGCTGATATTGCTCCTTTTCTATGAACTATAACTTTTTCACCAAAATGAGTTTCTGAACCTGCATAATTGTGATGACAATCTATATCATTATTAAATTTAATATTATGTCCAGTAGAAGTTTTATATTTATTGTAGACATCTATAATGATATTTTTAATTTTATCCATCATTCTTTTTCTATTTAATAAAGCAAATTCTAAACAATAATTCATTGCTTTTAAATAATCTTGCCCCTCTTTATCATTAATATCTAAAAAATCCAATTCCCAATCTTTAGGTAAATTTGATTTTTCTTTAGCTATATTATTATAATGTTTAGCTACTTGGAATCCTAAGTTTCTACTACCAGAATGAATCATAATTCCAACATTACCTTCTGAATTCTCTTGCATTTCAATAAAATGATTTCCTCCACCTAAACTACTTAATTGTTTTTTTGCTGAATCATATTCTTTTTCTATAACAATATCTTTTTCCATATCTGGCATATCTTTATCATTGCAACCATATTCATTATGTTTAAATCCGACAGGTATAAAATTCCTTATCCTACCCATAACAACTTTGACATTTTCTTTAATTATAGAAGAAGATTCAAGATCTAATTGAGTATAATTCATTCCACATCCTATATCTACACCTACTGCATTTGGTATAACGACATTTTTTGTTGCTAAAACTCCACCTATAGGCATTCCATAACCAGAATGAACATCTGGCATTATAGCTATATGATGAAATGCATGTGGAAAAATAGTAAGATTATTAATTTGTTTCCATGCTGATTCTTCTACTTCATCTGTCCATATATATGCAGATAATTGTGTTCCTTTATTTTCTGTTTTAATCATTTTTGATTTCCTCCTCTTTTATCAAAAATACGGCTTCCATTAAAATTTTCGAAACAATGATATTGTTAACTGTTCTATCTTTTGCATCTTTTAATTGTAAAACAGTTTCATCTGTTGTAGACCATCCTCTATATGCTTGAACATGAGCAATCAACATCATATGGTTTCTAGCAGGTAATTTTAAAATAGTTAAATCGTCTGTAAAATTGTTATGCAAAGCTTGAACTTCAGCTACTGTAGTTTCTTTTTTATCTACTAATTGAAGTATTTTTTTATCTGTTATTTTATGTCCTCTCATAGATAATTCATGTGCTACAGTCCAACCATTATTATCTTTTAATTGTAGTATTTCTAAGTCATTAGTCATCCATCCATTTTGCGCTTGAATGTGTGCAATAGTTTCACCTGTTTCTGGTTTAACTATTTTAAGTAATTCTTTATCTTCTATAAAATTCGGTTTACTAAATATTTTGTTATAAATATCAGTAAATCTTTTATCTTCTGAATTTGATAAACTGTTATAAGATTGATAAAATTCACAATCATTATTTATTTTTGTATTAACGAGTTTGTATGATAAAGGTTTTCTATCACCATAACAGAATACTGTAACTGTACTTTCTGATTTAGTTTTAATATCTCCTTTACAACATGTCAAACAATTTCTTTTTGATTCATTATAAATATCTAAATTGAAATTTTTATTATTAATTTTGTCACCATTTGTAACTAAATTAAATATGCTATCTTTCATTTTTCAAATCCTCCTCTAAATTAAGTTGATATTCAGATGTGTCATCTTCCATTTCGTCATCGTCACTTGCTTTGTATTTATCTTCTTTATCTAAATAATTTTTATTTAAATTAAGATGAGTAAAAGAATTATCCGGTTTATTTAAATTGATATAACTAATTTTTTCACCATCAAACAATATCAATATCATACGCAAATCTTTTAATCCTTTCATTTTAATCTCCTTTTTAAATTTTACAAAAAATCAAAAAATACCATAAGTAGAAATACCCATATTGATATATAAATCTTCTAAACAATTCATATCTTCTGGCCACATTTTTGGAACTAGAATTGTATTATTTGAAATAAGCCATCCAAGAACAATAACGATAGAATCTTGATAAAGAATAGATTGATTTCTCTTTTTTTTAATCATTTCACCAAAAAAAGGATTTTTAGAAATCCAATCTTGTAATTTATCTAAATTTATTTCATCTTTTTGAAATAAATTTGAATAAGTGTTAATTATTTTATTATCTAATTTAGAATTGAAAATTGGATCTTGACCAGTAATAGATTTATATATTTTAGAAGCATCAGTAAGTAATTTATCAATATCTTGAAGCATATATTCTCCTATATTGTCTTAATTGAAATTGAATTGATTCAGGTTCCAAATTAAATTTGGAATAACGAAACGAAGTGAGTATTTTCAAATTTAATTTGGATGAGGAATCAATTGAATTTAAATTTTATATGAGTTTGTTCTATATATTTATTGGTTTTGATAGATGATACATCTATTGTAAAATCACAATGTTTTTGTCTAAATAATTTAAGAACAATTTGTCTGCGTTTGTGGGATTTTGAGATGAGTGGAGAAATCTCTGATTTCGGAACGATGACAAAATCCCACAAACCAGTAACATTGTTATTACGATTATTTTAAGTCGTCTTAATATAAGTATTATTGAATTTGATAAATGATACATTTATCTATAATCACAAAATGGCTGGCAGAGTAGGATTCGAACCTACGTAGGTCTGATTAACAGTCAGAGGCATTGCCGCTATGCTATCTGCCAGTAAAATGGTGGAGGCGACGGGAGTTGAACCCGTGTCCAGGCGAACTTCGCTAACCCTTCTACATGCTTAGTTTGTTTTGTGTAGTATTTAAGTTATAAACAAACAAAACTTCTTAAATACAAGTTTTATAATTTCAGTTATTTTATTAAAACTTTAAACTTAAATAACCTATCTTGATTTTTGACAACCTGGAATATTACAAGATTCAATCCCATTGGCTGTAGCTGCAATTAAGCAGCTAATGCGTTTGCTGTCCTGGTATTAAAACCAAAATCTGCGTAAACGACGTTTGATTCTTTTGCATTTATAATTCGATTGGATTTTTAACGAGTCCTACAATCATTACTCGGCATGCTTCTTTTAACTTACATTGGTCTGTCGAAACCAGTGCGCCCCCAATATATAATTTATTCTAATGTTTTATTTTTTTGTATTCGTTTATATACTTTTCTACATCACTTACCATATAATCAGGAACTAAAATATTTGTAAGATATGTTATTTCGTTTGGAGTAACCATTATTGCTTCCGTTTCTCCATCTTCTCCTACCCATATTAAATTAACGTCTCCTTTTATAAGATATTCAGATAACAAATTTGCAAAATCTTCATAATTATCAAATTTACCATAATCATATCCATCCATATCTATATCATAATATGATGTTGAATCTGATTTTTCAAAAAGTTTTTTAACTACAGCTTCACTCATGTTATCATCTAATTCAGATATTTTTTCATTTAATTCTTCAATATCCCTGAATTCTGCATCATTACTAAATTCACTTTTAAATAAACTTTCATACCCCATTTAAATTCTCCTTTTGATTTTAAATTAATTTAGTTACCATGCCCATAAAACTTCATTATCTTCTATTTCTCTTATGCAATACATGATACCTTTCATATCAATATCCATTATATTTGTGAACTACTTATTGATAAATCAATAAGCTTCTTGGTTCGTTGATAAGATGCTTTTTAGTGCATAGATTTTCATCTACAATGTCATCCACAGAGCTTATCTCCCCAAGCGTAAATTCCGTCGTTCCCGACGTATTTTTATTACATATGTTTATTGATGCATTTACATCTCTATCATGTTCAGTATGACAAATGGGACATATCCAGTTACGTATGGATAAATCCATATCCTTATAAATGTATCCACATACAGAACATTCTTTTGATGTATTTCTGGGATTTACTTTTTCTAGATAACAACCAGCTTCTTCCGCTTTGTAGTTTAAGAAACAAATAAATTGACCCCAACTAGCATCTGATATCGACTTTGATAACTTATGATTCTTAATCATATTGCTTATTTGCAAATCTTCTACTTTGATGTAACCATAATTATCTATAATATTTCTTGATACTTTATGCTGAAAATCTTTTCGTTGATTAGAAATATGTTTATGTAGTTTAGCAACTGTTAATCTTGATTTAGTTCTATTGTTAGAACCTTTCTTTTTGTTAGAAAGTTGTCTCTGTCTTTTAATAAGTAACTTTTCAGATTTAATAAGATACTTAGGATTATCAATGATCTTTCCATCAGATAAAACAGCAAATGATTTAATTCCTACATCTATACCAATTTCTTTATTTGGTATAGATTTAACTTCAGGAGTATATTCAACTGTAAAACAAACATACCATTTATCAATTTCTTTTTTGATGTTGCATGTTTTAATAGTTCCATTAATTTGTCTATGTAACTTAATTTTAATATGACCGATTTTAGATAAAGATAATTTACCATCTTTATCTATTTCAAAACCTGATTGAGAATAGGTTATACTATCGTATCTGCCTTGATTCTTAAATCTAGGAAAACCAGCTTTGCCTTTCTTTTCTTTGACACGTCTAAAGAAATTAGTGTAAGCTTTTTCAACTCTGAATAGAACATCTTGTAAAACTTGAGAATGTATTGACTTAAGATATTCAATGTTTTTCTTATCTTGAACTAATATTTTTTGTTGATCGAATCTAGATAATGATGATTTTGTTTCTTCGTAGTGTCTATTTCTATCGACTAAACAAGAATTATATAAGATACGACAAGTTTCTAAAGTCCAATTAAGTTTTTCAATTTGATTTTTAGTTGGATGTAAACGATATTTATATGTTTTAAACAAGTTGTATCTCCTAGTTTAGTTTACATTTATTCTAGTTGAGGTTGAATAAAATTAACAAAATACACTATTCATCCTCTTTAAAAAAGAAGGAGTTCTCGTGTTATCTCATTTAAATTCTTCTATATTTTCAAATTCTTCTTTTATAATACTAATAGCTTTATCTAAATCTTCTGCTTTTACTACCATTATACCTGATTGCCCACTACAATTTACAAATGGATTTTTTGCAACAAAAGTTTTCATTTTAATCTCCTTTAAACCAATAATAATTAAATAAAACTCATTGGAAGTTTAACCCTCCCACTTCCAAAGGCACCTTTAAATTTTAAATAATTAACCACCATAAACATATACAATTTCATTATCTTGCATTTCTCTTATACCATTTGTAACATCTTCATATGTATCGTCAAATTTTTCTTTTAATAATTTTTTAGCACTTTCGATATTTTTTGCTTTTACAACTATTAAAGAAGTATAATCACGTAATACATTTTCTACAACAAATGTTTTCATTTTTAATTTTCTCCATAGATGTTTTGAAAGATTTAAAAATTATAAGTAAAGATAAATTTACTAATATTGAACATGATTATCAGCTGCTCTTCCAACTAAGCTACTTATCAATTAAGATAAGGTTGGATTTGAACCAACGACATACCGACTTATTTTAGTAATCAATATTATTCGACCCTTACTTATATAAAATGCACAATAGATAAAGATTTGATATTGGAATTTTTTTGCTCTACCAATTAAGCTACCTATTAGGAATAGATTTCTCTATTACTAATAGAGGAAGGATTCGAACCTACCATCTTCTCATTAACAGTGATAATCCAACATCTTTCGACCCATTGTGATTAAACTGATGTCATAAAATATATAACGGATAAACTTTTAATATTGAGTTTATAGTGCTCTGCCATTAAGCTAACTATTTATCATCAGATTTCTCCAATATAAATAGCGGAAGGATTCGAACCCTCCGTCTCTCCCTGAAGTGGATAACTCAACATCATCGACCCGTTATATTTAAACTGATGGGCATAAGGGTGGGAATTGAACCCACTTTGACCGGTGGACGTCCGACCCTTTACACATATGCCCATAAAACTTCATTATCTTTTATTTCTCTTATTCTATCTAGAACATCTTTATCAACATCTTCGAAATTTTTAAAAGTTCTTTTTATTAATTTTTTAGCCTTATCAACATCTTCAGCTTTTACTGTTATTAAACCCGAAGTTCTATAAACTTTAAATGGATTTTCTATAATAAATGTTTTCATATTTTAATTCTCCATATATTTTTTAAAAATCAAAAAATATATAAGTAAGGATTAATTTGCTAGTATTGATAATGATTGTCAGTTGCTCTGCCAGCTGAGCTACATATCAATTAAGATATGATTGGAATTGAACCAACGACACACTGATTATATGTTATAACCAATACTATTCGACCCTTACTTATATATAAATATATAACGGATAAAGATTTGATATTGAATATAGTGCTCTGCCATTTAAGCTAATTATTTAATTAGATTTCTCTAAAATAAATAATAGAAGGATTCGAACCTTCTGTCTCTCCCTTAAAGTAGATAACTCAACATCATCGACCCGTTATATTAACAAAAATGTTTCAAGGATTAATTGATTGATATCGAATATTTATGCAAGTCCTGCCATTAGACTATCGGTCTTTTCAGCACCCGAATTTGGATTCGAACCAAATATTCTGCACACCCGTATAATCGATAATCTTCGACCCTTGAAATATGTAACTATATAAAGTGGATAAATGATTTGATATACGTGTAATTTTTTGAAAGAAAATAACGCACATCATTCGACCCACTTATTGAAAATATATTTATCAGATAAATAATTTGGAATAGAATTTGTTTTTTCTCACCAAAGAAAATAATCTAATCCATTCGACCCGATATGATTTTTATTTATTCTAAATTCTTTTAAAATTTTCCTAAAATAAAATCATTGATAATATTTGGACTATTTGTATCAAAACCTACAACCTCCAACATATAATCTTGTTCTTTAGGATCTATTATTGATCCACTAGTTGCAGACATAGAAACAACTACAATTTTACAATTTTTATTATATTTTTTTCTATACTCATTAAATAATTGACTTGTATGTCTATTACCATACCAAGTCTCATTATCAGTATATATAATAAATGCGTCTATATTAGGAATATTTTTATCGAATGCATATTTAATAGGCAATGATAAATCTGTTCCTCCACCATGAGAATGCTTATTTATAGCATCTATAACTTTATCATTTTTATTCAATTTTGACTTATAATATTCAACATCAAAATCTATTATTTGAATATTTGGTTCAGTATTTGCATGAACTAATGCTAAAATTTTAGATGCCTGATCTGCAGTTAATATTGAATTATGTATATATTCACCAGTCATAGATCCTGACACATCTAATCCAACTAAAATATTTTTATTAGTTGGTTCTACATTTATATATGAAAATTTATATGCAGTTTCTAAAGCATTTATTATATTAGTATTAGATTCCCAAGATAAACTACCTTTAAATCCTTTTTCATTATTATACATAACTAGACTTAATGCTATCTGATAAGGATGAACATGAGATGATTCAATATAGTTTTTGTCAGTTAATTTTTCAATTATATATTTAGATTCATTACTAAATGGTTTTAATAATTCTATAGAAGCCATTTTACCTAAATTTCTTAACATTGCTGTTAAAGGTAAATTTGGTAATAATGCTTTCCATATTTCTTTAGAATTTAATAATTCTGTTGGAACCATTTCCCAAGTAAATTTATTTTCATTTATCAAATCTATAGCAATTTTTTCATCTCTAGTATTTTGAAGATCAATAAAACCTCCAATATAAAGATCATCAACTTCTTCATCATCTAATTTACCAACAGCCCAGTTAAATAAATTTTGATAATTCCGATTTAAAATTTTTACATGAGCTAATCTCAGAACATCTCTATGAGTCCAACCTTCTCTCTGTCTATATTTGATAAATTGGTATCTTAGATTTTCATAATTCTTAGTAGAAAACCATTTAGATACTCCATTTCTAAGACCTCTAGACCATCCTCTCAAATTTTGTATGTAAGTCATAAATTCAAAAAGATGAAAAGATGTTTTACATATTTCTGATATTTTACTATATCCATATTTTTTAGTTTCTATATCCCCATAAGTAAGAACTAAAGCTAATGTATATAAAGATGGAGATAATTTTGGAACTCTATCTTTAAATTCCATGATGGTATCTATTACTTTTTTACCATCAAGTTTGATTAATTCAATTATGTTCTCCATATTTCTTTCAGTAAGTTCTTCTTTGGAAACATAATAAGTTCCATCTGAAGAACCTAGAACTAGAAATCTTTTTAACTGTTTAATAGGATCAATTTTAAAGACATAACCACCTGCATCATTCAAAATCATTTCATCCTTTCTACCAGGTATAGGTTTAGATTGCGGAACTGGTTTAGTGGAAGAATTGTACTTTAACATTTTTTCGCCTCCGTTAAATGTAAGAAATAAGATTATTTTTATATATTTATTCTAAACGCAAAAGAAATTTCAGGTCTATATATCTTCTGCAACTATAGGAAAATTGATTTTATTTACATAATCAAATCCAAATTTATAACCTTCTTTAAGAGAATTAACATATGTTTTGTTAAATTCTTTTTTGTAATTGTCAAATTTTTTTATAATGAAAAAACTTGGTTTAATACATTTTTTTATAGAATTATTTAAATTATAACTTTCATTGTTAACTGCATCATCAAATCCTATTCCAAAACCTACTTCGTAACCACATTCGTTAGCAATTTTTTTTACTTCTTCCATAAATTGATTTTCAGTTAACATTTTATTTCTCCTTTTATTTGAGTTAAATATAAGTTGATAATTATATGTTTAAACAAGTTCGTTATGATATTTGCATTCTTTCTTAATTTTAGGTCTTTTAATTTCTAATTTGTTAGATCTAAATTTAATTTTATCAAAATCTATACGTTCTTTTGAATTAAAAATTTCATTAACATCAATACTATAAGCTATTGAATTAATAACCATTCTAGAAACTATATTATCATTTTTTCCTATAACCATACTAAGTTTAAATCTTGTAGAATCATTTGTATCATCTGTAGATGAAAAAAATGCAGACATATTTCCATGACTATGCAAATCTATAACTAATATTAAATTAGGATCTTGTATATATTCAAAAGTTACAGATGCACTATTTACACTTTGTTTTGGCATAATTATTTCATATTCTTTATTTTTTATATTCCAATATATTGGAATATAAAATTCAGTTTGATATTTATTAAATAATTCTTTGTTAATAAATAATATTTTATCTAATATGTTTATACTAGGTTTTTTAATGAACCATGTATCTTCAAATTGAAATTCTTTTAGATTAGGTATATAAGCAAATTGATTACCACTAAATATACCTATATTATTTTTAATTATATTACTAATACCATTTTTATGTACTATAATAAAAGAATCTGAATCTTTCATATTTAGTAGTTTATTGTTTAAATTATCTAAATCGATATTTTTATCTAGTATTATTGTTTCACTTTGATACATTGCATGAGTTTTTAATAGTTTCAATTGATTTCTCCTTTGTCTTCGATTCACTTTACTATAAATTATTTATAAAAATAAAACCACGAATTGAATGTAAATCACCATTCTAGCTTAAATGCTAGAATGGTGAAATCATATGTTAAGATTTAATGTTCTTTTATAAAAATTGCATTAAGAATAATTGAAAGTGAAATTTATATCTTCCAAATCCGTTATTCTTAAGAAATTTTTCTTTCCAATATACTTACTCTACTGTTTTCGAATATAACTTACTAGCAAATTCTGATTATCTATACTAGTTTGAAAAATGATAAACCTCTTATCATTATTTTTATCTAGATTTTTCTTAATGCATTCTAGTGTCCAACACGGAACGTTATCGTCGATTCTAGATACTCTTTTTGTTACTACTACTGAATTATCTTTTGTGTAAATCATGTTTTGCTCCTTCTTCTAATTGGGTTAATTTAATTTATTAGTTACTTCGTAAATTCTAAATGTGTTGGACTCTAATTTATTCATTATAGGACCTATAATCTGAAAAACGAATATAGTGTTCCCTTTTTCTAGTTTTATTTTAATTCCTTTTTCATTTTTATAATTTTTACTGAAAAAGAAATTAATAACATCTATATATCTATCATCAGAAAATATAAACTTAATATTTACTTCATTATGATCTAGTATTTTTTGAAATTCGTCTCTTAGAATTTCTTTAACTTCTAGTTTTGACTCTTTGGTTAGCATACCTAGAGAAAACTTATTGCATATTATAATGTTATTCATATGTTCTCCAAATTACACATATTCTTTTCTATAACATTTCTTATTCTAGAATGATCAGTTATATCTAATAAAGCACTAATTGATGAATCAGTACTTTTTATGCAATTATAATTAATATTTAATTGCAAATTATAATCATTATCTATCATATAACTAGCTCTATCGCATATTGCAAAAGAATTATATAATATTGCTTGCAATATATTATAACAATTTAATGAAACACTAACGTTTCTTCTAGCAAAAAATTCTTTTAATAAAATATCTTCTAATTCTATTGAATTTCTAGTTAAATTTCTAAGATAAGATGCTTCTATTAAAGCAGCATCTTTATTTTTTTGTTCTAATAATTCTTTACTATAATTCAATATTTCTATAGGTTCAGTTACACCTAACATATTTTTTTCATAGTAAGGTATAGCTAATTCTATTAAATCAATAGAATAATTAATTCTATTGTTATTTTCTAAAACACGGGCTAAAATCCAGCTAGACCATTTTATATGCCTATTATCTAGTAGAAATTTTATAATATCTAGAGAATCTTTTCCTATTAAGTTATTATCTTCAAAATAACTATAAAAGGTTTTAGGCATCTTATGATATTCTAGAAATTCACTACATATTGGAAAATTTCTTAGCATTTTATTTATCCTCCTGATAACAAAAATCATTAGATTTTAATACTAGAATCCTTTTTTTTCCTTCTAGGTTATATTTAGTTGCTTTATTACAACCTAGATAATGATTGCCATCTTTTTCTTTCATAGTGGCGAAATAACACCACTCGCAATCTTTGTTTCTAGCAGCTATAAAAGGATTGTGTCCTTCGAAGTATTTATACCTTCTTATAGCGATATCTACATCATTAAATTTCTGGTTCATTTTTATCTCTCCTTTTTCAAAATCACTATACTGAATAGTAGTATAGTGAAATTAGTTTTATACATGCAACTATTCTGCAGTAAGTTTCGATTTATTTATCAAGGATTTCTTACTTCCTTTTTATAGAATTCTCCTAAGGAAAGAGAAAGGAGTCTTCTATAAACTTGTTTTACTTTTACTCTTTCCTTTAATTTCTTCTCTAATTAATCCCAACCTAGCTTGAAAAACTCTTTGTCCAATATTACTTGGTTTAGAATCTTTCAGTTTATCAAAATCAACTATTTTACTAGCAGGAAGTTTTAAAACTTTCATTATTTTTAATACTTCTGCTTGATTGTCTTTAGTAAAAGATTGGCTATCTGCTTGTACTACATCTACAAGACTACCAATACAATCTAATTTCATTGCTTCTTTTATTATCTGAATTTTTTTGGTATCCCTTAAAAAAGAATAACCCCCAAAACTCATATGATATCTAGCAATAAATGAAGAAATATCTATTTCTCTTCTAGGAAATCTTAAAGATTCTAATAATTTAACTACTTCTTCTTCACCAACTTTATCATGACCATAGTGATGAGGAAGAATATCTTTACTAGTAAATATTTTTCCATAATCATGCATTAAAGCATACAAACGATTATGTGAATAATTTAATCTATCCATAACTCCTAAACTATGTTCTAACACTGAATGATTTCCATGAAATTGTTTAGGTCCAGCTGGAACATCATTCATTTTCCTAATAAAATTAAATTTTTTAATATCTAGATTAAATCTCATAAAATTATAGAAAAATGCTCTATAATTATCACATTTTAAAGATTTAACAAATTCTCCAGTAAGTCTTTCTACTGGTAAATTATTAATCTCCTTTTCTAAATATTCACTATTATTAGAAATAAAATCTACTAGTGAATTAGATATTTTAAAACCATTACTAGAAAATCTTAATGCCCTAAAGATTCTCAATGGATCTTCGAGAAAGGCTATAGAACACGGAACTAATAATTTATATTTTAAATTTTCTAGACCTTGCATAGTAGGATCTAAAATATTTCCTAATTTATTCATATAAAGAGCATTGATTGTAAAATCTCTTCTCAATGCATCTTCTTTTAAAGATATATTTTCTGAAAATTCCATTACAAAATTCTTATGGGGATTTACAGAATTATTTATCTTTTTTTCTTTTCTAGGTAAACTTATTTCTATAACATCACCTTTATATCTAAATTGATATATAGGATAACTAGAAGATGGATCTATTTTTTTATATTCTAGTTTTAATTTATCTAAAGTAGAAACTAATTCAGATTCTGGACCTTTAAATATAAGATCCAAATCTTTAGTTTCTTCTTTACCTAGTAAGAAATCTCTAACAGCTCCTCCGACTGCATATATTTCACAATCAGATTTACTATTAAAGAATTCTAGATATTCTTTAATATATTTAGTATACATATTTTTCTCCTATAATTGCTTCGTTGCTAATATTTCTCCACAATTCATAACTAGATTACTACCTATAATCCAATATACAGGCATTCTGCATATTGCTTGATCTTTTACTAGTTTGGAATTAAAAATGCTTTTAGCTTTTGCATATTTGGAAATATATAAGCTAAGAGCTTTTGATTGTTCCATATTATCTAGAGAACCATGAACTAGTATCGATTTAATCTCATTATTCTTTTCAGGATAATAAGAATTTCTAACTCTATATATTTCACTTTTTAAACTAGTAGCTACTGCTCTTTTTGCTAATAGATTTGGATAAATCATACTAGCATCATAATAACTAGTCCCTGAAACAATTAAAAATATTATAGTAACTACTATTATTAATCCTGATAAAATAGCAAGATTATCATCAGTATTTCTAGAATCAGATTTCTTTATATCCTTATAAGTTGCTATTACTAAGTATATAAAAAACATCATTAATAATATTGAAGTTGCAAACATTTTATTTCTCCTTTTAATAGATTAAAATTAACAGGTTTTTATAGAGGTTTACCTGTACCTCTTTTATCTTTCCTAAAATGTTCTAGCAATTTCTGTCACTACTTTAATAGCAGTATAAAAATCTAGTTCTAAACCTCTAGGAGAACCACAGGCTTTTTCATGACCTGCGAATTCTATATTATTCCATTTATCTAGTAATGGAAATTTTAATATATAATCTGGATTTGCATATATAGAGATGGTTTTATATTCATCTCTATATACTACTAGTATATCAACTCCTTTCCTATATACACTAGAAGGATTAAAATTAATTCCTTTAGCTATTGGAACTAGTAATATTTTATTATCGCAATAAAACATTTTATCTAGATCATTCCAGGTTTCTTCTTCCTGGTTTATAATTTGTTTACCTAGTTTTATTATTTCTTCTTTACTAGTTTCAAACATTTTTACTATAAATTCTGTAACATCTTGATCTTCAGATGTTACTCTAGGAAAATTTAATTTTCTAGCTAAAGATCCTATACCCACATAATAAGCATGAGTATCTGATATAAATTTTATATTACCTAGAACAGAATCTCCATTGAGATCTATTCTTTCTATAATACTAAAATCTATCCCCATAGGTAAGGGATATTTGTTAGCTAATAGTCTATTAATACCTAGAAAAGTATCACAATCTATGTGTGATATAAATATTTTGCTAGAATTTAATTTATTTTCATCTAGAGGAGTTAGTCCTTTATTATTTGCAGGACTAATATTACTAGAAAATTTATCATGATGATCAAAATGTTGTTTCCCATCATGAGCTCCACATTCTATGGAGTAATGATTTAAATTCTCTAGAATTTGATTTTTCGTTAAAATTATATTCATTTATCTCTCCTTTTATAATTTAGATTAATTTTAATACCAACCACTATCCACTTCTTGTAAGAAAGTGGTATCCTTTAAAACATCATACTGATATTCAGAACAATCTAAAGATGAATCCATAGGTAAACCTTTACTACATTTTTCTGAATATTTATCATAATTTTCACATCTATCACATAATAAATATTCTTTATTTATTATTTGAGTTGACATTTTCAATACCTCCTTTATATTATGCTAATTTCTCTACTAATATAATTTTCTCTAGGATATTTTTTTAAGTCTAATCTTTTTACCCTCCAATATATTTCTCCATTACTAGATTTATATATTAAAGGATACCTTTTGAAATATCCACTAGTACCTTTGATAGTAAATATTTCACCTAAAGGTATTTTATCTATATTATCTACTGCTATCCAGATGTAATCTATGACTAGAAAATTGAATATTGCACTGACTAGTAATTGTATTCCATAAACTGGAATTTTTTTAATTTTCTTCAACATTTTTTTCTCCTGCACATCTAGGAATACTAGTTTCAACATCTATATAATTCTTTTCTGCTTCAGGATGTTTACTAGACCATCTATTCACTAACATAAAACCTAAAACTTGAAATACTATTTGTTTGAAAATATCAAATAATATTTTAATTTCATCTTCATCTAGATCTTTGTAAGTAAATTCTATTTCATCTATTTCTTCATCTAAAATACAACTTATTATAAATTTAGAATCATCTAATGATGGTTCTAAATAATTACTATTTTTTTGATCTGGATCTTCTTGAGATGCAAATCCTAGTTCAAATCTTCCTTCACCTGAACAATGAGCAGGGAGATTTCCTTCTAGAATAAAATCTGCTGTATTATCATTCCACAAACTAGAATAAGTTTCAATTCTAAATGGGACTACGTAATCCCCATCTAAACCGTTCCATTGGTATTCTTCTACTAACCTAATTTTATCTAGATCTACTTCAGTTTTAAAGTTTCTTCTAGCTAAAAATTTTTCTAGACCATTTTTAATGGTATAATTATCACCATGAGTTGGTGATTTGATACTGAAACTTTTGTTCATTTTTTCTCTCCTTTGTTATCATTTAATTTAAAAAAAATAAAAAAAATCATAGTTGATACCAACTAGGGTTGTATATGTATTATCTAGATATAACTACTCTAGATAATACATATACAACCCTAGTTTAAATATCAGGTTTTTATAGAGGTTTACCTACACCTCTTGAAATCGTTAGACATTAATGCATATGCCTGACGATTTCTCTAGTGGACCCTGTTTTCAGGTCCAATATTGTGTCTACTGGACCTTTAACAGGGTCTAAACTGGTCTGACACCTTACGGCATCAAACGCTGCGCTATTGAGGACAAATTTTCTGCCCTCAATTAATTTATTTTTACTAGATATAACTACTCCCCCGTCCTTACGGACGAAGAAATAGACCGACCTCTTAGGGTCGGATTTTACTAACCTAGACAGAGACTCAATTATCTGAGCCCCTTTTTTCTTATCAACACCTTTTATGGCGTTGATATAAAATACACGTTCATTCATTTTTTCTCTCCTTAATAATTATTTCCTTTTAAAAAAAAAATAATTTTCCACATAGGAGGAAATTAAACCTACATGAAAAATTTTGAATAGCTTAACGTACTATTCATGAATCTTTCGATAACGTATCAATTACTATGTAGACAAGCTACATAGTTTGCATTTGAATTCATAGAGACATCCAATGCGTATGGGTGATTGATTACACCCTGCCTCAAAGACATAGTATTGAGGAATTTGTTCTTGATGATTTTTTGCATCATTAGGTAACTGGTAAGTAGGTTATATCATCAAACCTATCCAGTGTTTCGACCTGCATATCATCAATGCTTTATTAAGTAAATGTGGTTAGATATGTTCCCACAATAACCGCCTTAATGAAAAGACTCGGTGTTACCACCTATTTCAGTAAAGTCATACTTTACCTACATTGCGACTACTCATCCATTACTGGACTTCTTTGTATTTTTACATTTAATATCCCACAATCGATATTAAAAAACCTGTTAACCTATACACAGGAAGGTTTTTGGAACAACTATTGTACTTAACTTCAATATATTATATATATAGAAACTAAGTAGCAGGACTTATATATCATTTAACTACATATATATACTCCAAATGCCTATCCTTTTCCGAATTATCTAATCCGTAGCCTGCAACGAAATTAGACTTATCAATTATTATACCATTATAGTTAGTGCATAAATTATCTTTGAAATAAAAATCATAATTATCTTCGTTTTGCACTAACCTTAAAGGAATAATATCTTTGGGATTATAAATTTCTAATCTTTTAATAACATTGTTAATGGTATCACCTGAAGCTACTATATCTTCTACAATAAATACTATTTTATCTTTAATATCTATTTTCAAATCTATATTGACATCTATATTGCTTGTTTTAGTATTAGTAGAACTATCATAAGATTTAACTTTGATAAAATCTATTTCTAATTTTTCATTTTCGATTTTTCTTATTAAATCAGAAAAGAACATAAACGCACCATTTAATACACATAGCATAACTATATCTTCATCTTTATAAAGACTATTTATAATTTCTGATAGGTCGTTAACATGTTTGTTAATCTTTTCTTTTGAAATGAATACTTCTTTCATTTTAAATCTCCTTTCTTTTTAAGTTAATGTTGAATTATCCACAAGTTGAAAATCCGCAATTATTACAATGATCGCAACCGTTTACTTTTACTAAAGTTTCTTGTTTGCATGATGGACATATTACTCCTTTTAATTCAATTTCTGTTTTATCTTTATCATACGTTAATAATATCCTTTTGATAATAGCAGGCAAATCAAACATAGAATAAGACGATCTATCCATCTGTTTAGTTATTTCACTTAAAGGTATATTGAATCTTAAAGATAAAGATATTAATCTACATATAGCATCCCAATAAGATTGTCTTTCTAAATATTGGTCTTTATCAAAAAGATTATTAATATCTATTCCAGCTTCTTTTGGAACTTTTGCAAAAATTTCTTTTGGATTATTATCAGAACTAGTAGTAACAGTTACATATGTTTTAATTTTAGATTTCCATAAAATTCTATGTCTATTACCTTTTTCTAAATCATCTAATTCTGCTTTCTCTATATAACTAATGTTGCTATTCAATTCTTCTTTAGATTCAGAACTCTGAAGTATTCCTTTGAGCCTACATGAATCTCTAAATACTGTTACACCTTTTAAACCACTCTTCCAAGCTTCATAATATATATTTTCTATATCTTCTTTAGTAGCTGTAACTGGAAGATTTATAGTAGAAGAAATAGAATCTGTGACATATTTTTGCATTACAGCTTGAACTTTTATTCTACTATGATAATCAACATCTTTAGATTCTACATAATTATATTTATTTAATAAGTCTTTTGTAGACATATTTTCCAATTCGTCTAATTTATTATTTTTCATCAAGTAATCAAATAGAGGAGGATGCACTACAGTTATTTCTTCATCAAATAACTTTGAACGTCTTTTATATTTAAACATATATAAAGGTTCTATACCTGATGTGCAATTATTAGCCATAATAGAAATAGTTCCATTTGGTGCTACAGTAGATAAAGCAACATTTGCCATTTCATATTTCCCATCTAATAAATCATATATACTCTTATAATTTGGTTCAGGAAATATTTCATCCTTTAAAGATTTAAATTGATTATCTATATTTTTGAAATAATCATGATGAAAAAATAATTCACTAGATGCCTTATTTGATAAAAATACTGGTGCTATCTTTTTATATACTTGAGCCAATTCTATAGATTGATAAGTTTCAGCATAAGCTTTTACTGCCATAACTTTTTCGATAAATTTAATACTATCACTAGAACCATATCTCATATTCATCATGGCTAAACAATCACCTAACCCTGATATTCCTAAACCAATTTTTCTAGAAAGTTCGTCTGTTTCATTTTGTTTATCTATTGGATGATTATTTAAGTCTATCATATAATTCATAAAGATTACTGCATTTCTTACATCGGATATAAACGTATAAAAATCAAATTCTGCATTTTCAGAAAATGGATTTTTAACATATTTATATAAAAATAAAGACGATAATAAACAGTTTCCATAATTCTGCAATATCTGCTCTCCGCAAGGATTTACACCTCTTGGAACTAAACTTGGAAATACTGCCATTGGTGTTTGCTGTATAATATTATCCCAAAATAACACTCCAGGTTCTCCGTAATCCCAAGCACATTCCGATATCACTTTCATTATATCTTTTGCATTCATAGTTTCATATGACTTCCACAATCCACTCCAATTATTAAAATCTCCAGTCCATGTTCTATCATATAGAGATTTATCATCTTGTATATCTGGATACCTAAATTCAAATGACTCGTTAGACTTATAAGCCTGCATAAATTTGTTAGTTAATTTTACTGATATGTTTGCTCCAGAAATATTAACAGATGTATCATTGAATTGATTATCTTTATTATTGAAAACCATTTCAGGATAAGCTTTGGATCTTATAAAATCTAACACATCAGGATGATCAATATGATGGCTTATAATTAAAGCAGCTCTTCTTCCATTTTGACCAATAATCTGTGTAGCATTGGAAAATAATGGCATAAACGATACAGATCCTGAAGAAAATTTAGATGAATTACTTACTTCATCATTTTTCGGTCTTAATACTTCTATTGATATACCTACACCACCTCTATAAGAAAATGTTCTCATAGTTTTAGTTAAAGCATCCCCTATAGCTTCTATAGAATCATTTTCTATAGGAATATAATAACAATTTGAAAATGATACGTTCTTGTATTTACTAGTGCCAAACCCATGCAGAATAGAACCGCCAGGTATGAATCTTTTATTTTTCATACTATCAATAAAAGATTCTACGTCTAGTGATTTTAAATAATGATAAACTTTACTCATAGGTTCTAAACTTTTTCTAAATCGTCCTACTAAATCAAACCAATCAGATTCATCATCAGATAAATATTTTTTTCTTAATATTTCTGAAATAAAATTGTCGTTCTCTTGTTTGATTTTTAAAAACTTTTCATCAATAGATTGGTTTATCGAAACCTTACGTTTCGATTTAGTTGCTAGTTGAGTCATAAAATTTAATCTCCTTTTAGATAGTAAAGTTTGTTTTGCAAAAAATAAAATAAAAGCTGGTGGGTCTTCCCCACCAGCCACTTAATTGATTTATATAGGTTTTTATTTATTCTAAAAAAATAAAAATCTTGAACCGATTATTATTTTTACTTATCGGTTCAAGATTAATTTTACTACTGGTTCCTTCTAGCGTAAACGTGGAACCATATGCCGTCCACGTTTACTAGAAAAAACCTTTGCTTAGTATCAATCAGATCATGGATATCGTCCAGTAAAGCTACTGGAACAATCTTCGATACTTTTGACACTAGTTCTTGGTCTATTTTTTCGTAGACCAAGTTAATACCATTTTCTGTTACTTTTTGCATTTTTTTCTCTCCTTTAAAAAAAATTAATAAATAAACAGGTGCTTTTTCTAGCACCTGTTTTGAATAAGATATAACACAATGTTAAACTCATTCTATATATTATATATATAGAAACTTGTCAGCATAAATATTCTACATTTCAAACAATGCAGATGTATTAGAATCTATTATCAGACTAGGTTCATCTGATATCGGTTCTTCTTTAGATGTAAGAATGTTCATTCTCGATTCATATAATTCTGTAGTGATTATAGTTTTATAACTATCTAATAAATCTTGTATAGATATAGATATTTCAGGACCATGTTCTATTGTGTAACCTAATGAATATCTTATTGGATCTGGTTTTACATCTATTAATGATAATTTAGGTCTCACAAATATTTTTTCTAAAACAAGATATATATAATTTATATAACTGGTAAGTATAGTTTTATTTAACTTATAAGTATCGTTATAAAAGAAACAAGCAATTATAGAATCTGATTGATACATTTTGCATTTAAAGCATCCAGTATCAAATACTACAGCATCATCTAAAACTAACTCATCTATATTATTTTTAATAGTCCTTATTTTATCTTCAGGTAATTCTTTACAGTTATATAAAAAATGATGTATAAGTGCTAACTTTACTTGTATATCGTTTGTCTTAGAAAAATTAATCTTTGAAGATCTTTTAAAAGAAATGTTTAATTCATTCTCTGGTTTTAATTCAATTGTGTCTAAATAGTTAATCATTAAATTTCTCCTTTTATGTTATTTAAATTAGTTATAGAATAGTGTTTATAATCTTCTGCAAAATCATTTTTATCACATCTTAATATTTTAATAACTTTTATATCGTTATATTCACGAAACTGGTTTTCTATAAAACTATCATTTACATCTGAATCCACTAATACGTAAATATGCCAATCTGGTATTCCGAAATTATATATAGCATATTTTACTGCCTTTAAATAAGATTTTCCAGATCCAGCAACTACTACACTATTTGTAAAATTTAAATCTTTTGATAATTTTAAATATCCAGACAATGATGTAAAAACTCCTTCCCCTACTATAATTTTTCCAATAGATAAAGGATTTATTGAATCGTTTGGAATTACCATAAAATAATCTGTGGTATCATCAAATGATAAATTTATATACCTAGTAAAATCAGAATTATTATCATTGTAATAATATCTACTAAATATTCTTTTTTTATGAAAAGATAAAAATCCTACATAATATTTATTTAACAATTCAACCATTCCAGTAGATATATTTGGTGTTTTAGTGTAATTTGTGATTATAGTCCTTCTTATATATTCTGGGATCTCTGTAATACCTAATCTTTTTTTTACATATGATAATTTATCTTCAGATTGTTTTCTGTTTGCAAGATTCTCATATGAATTATAATTTATTTCTTTAAACTTATTTTCAAAAGATTTAGGAATCAATTTGATAGATATTTCATAATTGTATAAATTCATATCTTTAATTAATTTTATTGCTGATCCAGATGTTCCACATTTAAAGCAATAAAATGGAAATATTCCATTATCTGAAAATAGTTTTAAATATAAATGGTGTTTAGATTTATGCGAAGAATCTCCACAATAAGGGCATCTTATAATTAATTCGGATTTTGTTAATTTGCTTGATTCTGAATTGCTAGTAAGCATATTTACTATATCCTTATCCAATTCGTACAACAATAATCACCTCCTTATTTGTATATTGTTTAAACTTACAAAACCAATGTATTTTTAATTGTTTAACCATTTTATTATTATGATATTGGTGGATATTCTACTTCAGGAATTTCCATAGGTTTTGTTTGGTTTTTCAATAGATTATTCATTTCGTATATTACTGTTTTAAGTTCATCTATAAATGAAATATAATTCATACCTGGAACTAAAGCATATGTTAAAGTATTAGTGTATTTATAAATTAAAACCTTTACAGGTATATATTTAGGATTAACTTTATAAAATAATTGCTTATATACTTCTCTATAATCGACTAAAGATTTCATACATATATCATTAATCTTATTTGTTATTTCATAATATCTAGACCCAATTCTTAATGCTTCTATATAATTTAATGTTGAATCTATGAGATCCAATTCTTTAGTTTTATCATTAAGCAAATTTGATGAGTCTAATTTTCCAGTATAACTATTTCTTTGCATTACACTAACCATAGATCTAATATCTGGATAATATACATCAATCACTGAATCTATATCTTGATCGAAATGTTCAATCTTTTCATTTACTAAAATACTTTTCAAAAAAGATCTAACATATTCTATACTTACCGATTTAAATTTAATTAAAACCGATCTAGATTTTATAGGTTCTGGAAAGTTATCTTCATTTCCTGTAAGTATAAATCTATTTTGCTCTGAATATTTTTCCATTAAATGCCTCATAGCAGCAAATGCATCTGATGTAAAATAATCAGCTTCATCTATGAAAGTTATTTTTATTGGATCTCCAAAAGGAGGAATGCTAACGAATTCTGTTATCACTTTTCTAACCGTTTCTATTCCTCTCTGATCTGAACCATTTATAATTAACATATTAGAACTATCTTTTATTACATGATCAACTATGATTCTAGATAAAGTAGTTTTACCTGTTCCTGCAGAACCTATTAAGATAAGATTTGGTAATTCTTTTGGACTTTCTAAATAATGTTTAATTTCAGCTTTTACACTTTCATCTAATACCAAGTTATTTATATCTCTAACTCTGTACTTTTCAATCCATAAAAAATTTGATGAAAATTTATCAGTACTCATTTTTAAGTGTTATCCTCCTTTTTAAGTTATATATATATATTTATTCTTTCGTGGTTTTTACGGCTAACTGTTAGGACATGTGTAATTAAATGCATTATTATATGCAGATTGAGCTTGTGAAGAACTCATGCCTTGCGCTTTCTTTAATGCTATAAATTTAGATTCTACTTCAGATGCATAAGGATCATTGCTAGGATTCGGTACTCCAGAATTATACATACTTAAAACTTGAGTAGTTTCTTCACTCATATTTGAACCTGGTGTATTTATACCCCATGAATTTCTTTTTTGACTTAAAAGAGTCGTTCCAGCAACTATGTTATTTGCTGGATTATACAGAAACGCTGGATTATTGAGATTAGTCGTTGTAAAATTAGAATATCCTTTAGCCATAGCGGCTTGAGAAATTGATTGTATAGTACCAGATGTATCTGGAGTAATTTGCATATATCCATATCCTGGAGGATTCGTATTACCTGTAGCATTTGGATTAGCAGAACTCTCTTGCCACATTATAGCTTTAACCATATCTGGATCCATATTATTAGCACATGCTTGTTCTTGTATTACGTTACTTATAGGTTTTGGTATTTTATTCAATATCTGTTTAGCATCAGATGTTGACGCAGGAGAACCATTTGCAGCAGCTGAACCAATACTAGGAAGTTTTAAATTTATAGGAGGAGCATTAGATTCTTCCAACACAATAGGAGAAAATTTTTTAGATTGCAAATTACTCATATATGTATCCAAATTTAGTGCGACGGAAGGAATTGTTGCACCATTCTTCTGTGGCATAACTTCTCTTATATTCGTTATAGTTATTTCGATTTTTAATTGATTTGGTCTATTTAAAAAACTAATTGCATCTGAATAATTTTTATCTATTTGAACATTAGTAATCATAGCTTCTGGTAAAAAGAAAAGACCAGGACTTTCGGCATATACGAAGAAAGGCCATTCATATACTGCGGAATCTTTGGACATAGAAGATCTAGGTAAAACGTATTTTAAAATAAGTTCCAACGGATCTAATATAGTTTCTTTATATAAAACATCGTTTCCTGGATCAGTGCATATTAAATATATAGGCAAAGTATAAGACATCATTAAACCAGAATCTGACCATATTTTTGGAAACAAAACTCTCCTTCCACCGATAAGAATGCTAGCACCTTGACTAAGAGTAGGACCTACTAAAGGAATAGCATTCATCGATGCACCCGCCATATTTTTCATCATGGATAACATAGTACCAGTGACACCAGATTCATTACTAAACATTTGAGCAAATTGTCCTATAGGTTCCATTCTTTGTATTAAACTTTGCAAGAAAGAATCTGTAAGATTATTTGAAAAACTTTCAGATACTGCAAGTTCACGCGGATTAGTCCATACTCTCATCTTTCTTGGAGGATTATCAGAACTTGTTGCTGGTCTCAATTTAAATAAATTAAATGATAATTCAAAATCTGGTAACATTGGTATAAAATCTACATTCACTAAACCATATTGTATTAAACTCAATTCTGTTTGACCAGGTATCATTGCAGCACCAGTAAGAGAATTTGGTGTTAGATAAAATGGTGGCGTTCCTACTTCTAAAAACTGGTTAGTATTTGGTGAATTATTTATAGATCCACTCGCAGTCGTATAACCACCTGGAGATGAATTGGTAGATACTGGCATAGATGTAGGATTTGCATTAGATGCAGTATTATTATTAGAAGAATTAGATGTAGTATTAGATTTTAAATAAGAACTCGCAGCATTGGTTGCAGCATTGACACCAGAAACTATATCTGATGAAGTATTTGCGGCAACAGTTTTAACAGTGTTTACAGTATTTGCATTTATAACAGAGTATCCCATATTTTATCTCTCAAAAAATTGATTTAAATTTATTCCAATCATTTTCTAATCCGTTGCTCATATTTGCATACCACGGTTTATTATTATTCGAACCAGGTAAACCAGGATTTGAAGGTTTATTATTGTTTATATTTGGAACGTTTGATGGATTTCCATGCGCTTTATTTAACTCCATATAAAATGATTTCATTCCATCATATATACCCATTTTTACTGAATTATACATAAGCTGTTGAAACTCTGATTTAGATAAACCCATAAAAGAATTTGTTACTTTAGTTTTATTAGAACCTATAGATTTTTCAAATAACTGTTGAGCATCTGATCCTATAGTCTCTAATGCTTTCCAACCACCTTTAGCAACTGTTTCGACACCATGAATTGTTGGTTTAGCTATATCGTTTAACAAAAACTTTCCTGTATATTTTATAGAATTAGCAACTCCAGATGCTATTGTTTTTATTCCATTTAACTCATCTGTAGCAATAGTTTTTATTCCTTTCCACGTATCAGATGCAACTGTTTTTATTCCTTTCCAAACATCTTTTGCAACAGTTTTAGTTCCTTTCCATATATCAGAAGAAACATGTGATACTACTTTATAAGCAGAAGATGCAAAATGTTTAATTCCTTTCCAAGCATAACCAATTGCATGACCAATTTGCTTTCTATAAACATATACTGCAGTTGCAGCAGCACCAGCTAACAATACCCATCCTACGGGATTCCATGCATCGGCTAATCCTGCAGTAGTCTCTACACCTAAAGCTCCAGCAGCTACATCAGTGCCAACTCCAGCAGCTACATCAGTACCTACACCTTCGGCGGCATCAGCTCCGACGCCTTCAGCAGCTGACCCTCCACCTCCTTTAAAAATAGACCCGATCTTATTAAATATAGATCCTCCAATACCTTTTAATTTTCCCAACATTTTAGGTAAAATTCCTCCAGCTAATCCAGCTAATAATCCACCTAAACCACTTACTATATTTTTAGCTATTCCAGTAACTTTTTTAATTAAAGATAAAAATCCTCCACCTTTTTTACCACCACCACTTTTAGCCATATTTAATAATGTTCCTGAAATTATAGCTAAATATCTATCTGTAGTATTTATGTTTTTTGGAATCTTTAAGTTTAACTTATCAACTTTACCAAAAGCTGAAACGAATTGATTAATACCCGAACTACTTTGTGATTTATGAAATATTGATCCTTTAATTGTTTCAATCGGATGAGTAATGTTATGATATAATGATGATCCTTTAATTGTTTCAATCGGATGAGTAATACTATGATATAATGATGATCCTTTAATTGCACCCATTGTATGAGAATGAAGTCTAGATAAAAATCCAGGTTTAGTTTTTTCTGCTTCTGTTAATATATGTCTCAATCTTCCATCGTTATTCATCGGCAATATAGCTTCTGGATGATTATGTTCGCCTATTATTGCTTTAGTGGGTTTTTTAACTATACCACCAATGGCAAATTGTTCCATTTCTCCACTAGTTTCTTCTTCGCTAGATTCTTCTTTTTCTATCGATTTAGGTTTATCCTTAAATCCAAATTTCTTCAAGAGTGAATCTTTTATTACAGATATATCACTATATATATTTACTAATGTTTTAGTTACAGGATTTAATCCTTCTTCAACTTTATCTAAACCTTTAACTGTAGCCTTACCTAATCCACCTAATAATTCTAATCCCATTCCTTGTAAATTTTCTAATAAACTCCAACTTTGTTGAGGAAATTTGGATATACTAAATCCTAAAAACGTTCTAAGTAATCCAGACAATGCACCACCAAGAGTTGAATTCCATACGGCTTTCGCAGCTTGAATAGGATGCTTTAATGCTGTTTTAAATAAACTTTTATTCTCTAATGCTGCTTTCTTATCTTCGACTAGTTGAGCTTTCATCTCTGTAGTAACTGATCCTGGATTAGCTTTTTCTTTTACTGCTAGTTCTTTGCTTGCTTCGACTTCAGCAGCTCTTTTTCTTAAATCCTTTGGCAATAGTTGTCCAAAGCGTTTAACAGCTTCAGGAACACCTTTAGCACCTAATCTATATATAGTTCTTGCAGCCTTAAATGGTTTTAATATTTTTGAACCGATATCTGTAGATGCAAATAACGTTTTTGCAGCAGAAGCAACTCCTTTAGTATTTAACTGCAACAATGTAGCTTCCCATCTATTAGTTTTCGCCCAATCATCTACTAGATTCTGCATAACAGGAGATGAATATATATCTTTAGCAGTACTATATAAACCTTTAAACGTATTGTCCTTTTTAATTTCATGCAAGTGATCTATATTATATTTTCTTTCTTTTGCTAAATCTGATTTTTCTTGTGTATAGTCTTCTTTGCTGATTAAATCTTTTTTATACATTTCATCTAATTCTTGAGATCTATTTTTAATAGTTGCAATTTGATGACCAACCATTTTAGCATATTCTTTGTATGCTAGATTTGAATATTTATCTACATTTTTACGATTAAATAAAGTACCTTTAATACCTAAACCAGATTTCGTTTTATTAATTGCAGATAATTTAACAAAAGGTCTAATAACCGGATATCTCTTTGCTAAAAAATTGATAGCTGATTCTTTTATTTTTTCCGAACCAGATAGCGGCATATTTTTCTTAACAACATTTCCAACTAAAGATCGTATTAAGGGGTTATCTGCATTAGTAGCTAATCTATATAGACCTCCAGATAAATCTTTATTATTAAAAAATTTTGTCATATAACCAGAGTATTGTCTAATAGTCTTACTTTGTGTTTCAAAAACAGTTGAAAATGTTTTACCTTGAGAAAATACTATAAAATGTTTCATTATTTCAGAAGGAGATGGATCTTCTCGTGTATCTCTCTGAACCTTCTTAATATAATCAGTCATTTGTTGCTTAACAGTTGGATCTTTTATTGTTTTTACGAAATTATTATAAGTATCTTCTCCTCTATTGGAAAATACTTCACTCAAGAATTTAGTATTGCTTTCAGTTATTTTAGCATTCCAAGAGCCTGATTCGTTTGGATTAAAATTTTTCACGAATTCTTCTTTCTGCTGTTTTAAATATCTAGATTTTCTCCAAGGAGATACGTATTTATTACGTATATATGTTCGTCTACTCAATTCAGTACCTTCCCATAAATCGTATAATCTATTTATACCTCTTTCAGAATGTATGCTATTATTTTTAATAGATTCAAGTTTATCTTTTAATGAATCCAACTCACCATATCTCTTACCATTAAAAGCTCGTCTATATTTTTCATACTTCCCACTACCATAATTATAAACCGACGTTGGTAATGATAGATTTTTCAAAGTATCTGATAAATCCATCCATCCTGAAACTTTTGGACTCAAGTAATTGCTTAAATATACTTTGGTATATTGTTTTAATATATTTTTATAAAAATCAGAAGTTGTTGATTTAGAATACGCTCCTGTTGTTTTAAGTTTATTTCTGACACCTTCTGTAAAGTTTCCAAGAATAGGTACATCTTTTAATCCTTTTAATTTACTATCCAATACTTTATTAATTCCAGATATTAATTTGCTATCTCTCTTAGCAGCATATAACGTAAGACCTGCTAATATAAATGGAAAAGATTTCTTTAATATACCAAACGTCTTTTGAGTAATACTCAACTGTTCAGTAGAATTTTTTGCTAATAATTTAGTTTGTTTAAACTGATCTTTTTGAAGATTTAATGATTGAGAAGCTACAGAATGTAAACTTTTTAAAGATCGTGCTTGATCGTTTTGAGTTCTTTGCAATTTATCATATCTTGATTTTTCTATAGTACTTTTCTTAAAATTATCATTCCTATTATTATTTCTATACCTTAATTGTTCATGAGGTTTCCCTGGCATCAATGAGGCAACAGAATCTGATACAGAATTAGATGGGGCTTGACTTAATAAAGAAAATACCGGAGTAATACCACTCAGCAAAGTTCCAGCAGAACCTTTTACAGTTGCACCACTAGTAAGATAATCAGTAATTCCTCTAGTACTTTCTCTAATACTCAATATTTACCTCACAATATATAAAACATATGTTTTATTACTTTCTCTGCTTCAGCAGATCTTGTTTGAGCTGCTGTAGAAAATATTTCACTAAGATCTATCAATTCTTGTCCAAACTTTGTTCTAACAGGAACTGAATTATATATTTCTCTATATGCTTTTTCAAAAGCTCTTTCTATGCTATAATTTAATTTTTGTTCTACTTTTCCTCCAGCTATTTTATTTAAAATCATTATAGTTACAGAATCTGTTAGCAAATCATTTGCTGCAAGAATAGATATTAATTGACTTAAATTCCAAGTTGCTTTACCATACCTTCTATAATTATCAGGAGTTAAAGCTAAAGCATAATTGACATCTGCAATATCATCTATAGATATGTTATATTTTACTTTAGATACATTTTGTCTATATTCTATTATCTCTTTCCAAAATGCTCGATAAAATCTCAAAGCTATTGGTTCGCAATACTTCCTATCGTATTTAGTTAAAACTATAAAATGCATCATTTCATGAACAACAACTTTTGATGAAAATGATAATGCTGATTCAGAATTAGTAATACTTGAACAGTTTTGAGATAATTCTAATATACCTGCATTGATAAATATTTTATGATCTCGTTTGCTATAAATTCCTGCAATTTTAGCATCTCTCATAGTTATAGATTGAACAAACTCCACTCGTGTTTCTACATACTTTCTTTTCCTATTAGGTAAATATGACAAAGGTTTATATTTGTATACATCGTCTAATATATCTTCTGTAAAGTTATTATCACAAATATGTATGGATATTTCGTCTGTTAATTGATATGTTGACAAATTTTATTCCTCCAGTGAATTATATATTGTTTTTATAAAACAGTATATAGATGCTTTCGGAAATTTTTCTTCATCTATATATTGATTTAAATTATTCAATTTATGAAGAGATGTAGTAACTTTCTGTTGAGAAAATTTTAAACCAATAGTATTAAAAACTTCTATACATATCTTCTCAAATTCATCGGGTTCCATATCTTTTAAAGACAATATATATTTCTTATATTCTACGCATTCTTTTGGAACTGGAACATATCCTAACATTAATATTTGATGCTTTGCAGAATCTATCATTGGTGAATAATTTATAACTTTTGATACGTTTTCTTTAGATTCTGCTTTTAATTTATAATAGTTTCTAACTATAGGTTTCATGGTTTGAGCTATTCTTGTTCTTAATGAATATATCATCGCTTCAAACACATTAGAATCTTTTTCATATTTAAATGGATATATATCTTTATATAAATCATCCACACTTTTTGCAATATGTTTTAACATATCATGTATAGATAACTTTTTAGCTAGATTTAAAGATTTAACAGATTCTAATGCAACTCTAAATATATTATCATCACAATATTTAATATTTGCATTTAATATAAGATTATAAAATATAAACGAAAGGTATTCAAGATATAATAAAATAGATTCTCCTCTATTTAACGCATTATACATCATGACTACAATCAATCTTGTATGATAAGTATTCATTAATTTATATTTTGGATGTATAATATATGATTTAGTTAGAGAAAATAATTCTGGAGTTGAAAAAATCTTATTAGAATTAGAATATATAAGTTTATATGTATTCTTAAATGCACACAAATTGGTATTTTTTTCCAAAGAATCATAATTCGATTGTATTAGTGATTTTAATTCTAAATATTTATTATCGTTTAAAATCATATAATCGTTAAGGTTATATTATCTGATGTTGTATAAATATATTCTGGAGTGTAAAATTGAACTTGTATCTGCGATAGATTGCTAGAAACGTCATTATATATAATATCATGCAACGGTGTTATTGGTCTAACGTAAGAAACTCCAGATATAGATTGAACAGCATTAATTAATTCTGATAAATAAAATGATGTTCCAATGCCTAAATTATTTGTATAATTTAAAATAGCAGTAGTTATGGTATCATAAATAGAACTATTAGACACAGATAGATGTATTCCAAGATTTATATTTAAAGGCAACGTTATTTGATCAGGTTCTGTCCATCTTCTTCCATCTGATTGATATAATAGATTATTTGATAAATTTAACACTGTAGTTCCAACACCTGAATTTTTGCTTACCCATGATACACCGTTCCATATTAATAGCGAACCGCCATTAGAGTATAAAGGATCTGAACTAGATATAGGATCTGAAATTGCATAATAGTTTCCAACAGATGCATCTGTAGGCAATGCTATATTATCAACTCCATTTTGATAACCAGTCAAAATATTCTGAACATAAAAATTAGGTGTGGATAACATATTATTAACTATTGTTCCATATGTCCTAGCAAATTTTGCGGAAACATTAGTATTTAACATTCTCATATCTATGCTATTAACATTAGCCATAAATTGACCTACAATATTATCTATAAAATTAGCTTGAGCTGACGCAGAAGTTAAAGATTGATAATAAGATGCTGATATAACTGGAATATCTAATAAATATTTTTTATTGTTATATGTCATAATGTAACTATATTCTATATTATTTAAAGGCGTTTTGATTTGAAATGATGTATAATATTGTGTAGTCATTACAGGTGTGGCAGTTTCGTTAGGTGCCTCTGTAGTATTTATTTCCATATTTGACATATTAGATACTTGGTCTCTTGTCAACGTATATGTAAATATAGCTTGATTGCTTATATTTCTTTGACAAGAAAGTGGAGTATAAGTGTTATATGTTGTGCCTTGCAATATCTGTATACTCTGACCATATACTAAGTTTGGATCTTGTATTAGCATATAGATATTAATAGTATAAGTATCAGATGCATCAGTATACATATTATAATTTACAACTATCGTGTTAAGATAATTATTAGATTCTGAACTTATATATTGTGATTGAGCTGTAGGTATTATTTGTGATTGCAAATAATAATATTCTGCAGCATTTGTTTGATAATTCATATCTATTAAAAATAAATTAACCCAATCTATAGATATAGTAGAATCACTTAATGGATCATAAGCTGAAATAACTTGAGTTGGATATAAGCTAGTAGTATTCGTATTATATATATCAGTTATATCATAAGCAATAGTATCTGATTCTATTGGCAAATTATTTACTAATGGAACTGTATATAAATATATTTCATTGGTAGCTAAATCGGATCTTTTAATAACAGGTTGCATATAAGCAGTAGTAGTTTGATTTAAACCCATTACTGTTAATATATTTTGATAATCATTTCCTGAAACTACTCTATCTAACATATTTAACGAAATAGGTGCATTAGTTCTAGTACTTTCTAAAGATTCGGAATCACTTCCACCTGTAGCAGCATCGGTATTAGTTACTGTATAAGTAACAGGTTGTGGTGGTTGAGTATTACTGTAAATAGTAGAACCTGAATTAATAGTTCCAGATAATACATTTCCATCATTACCATTAGTAACTGTTATATTTAAATTGGCTAAACCTTGTGGTTGTACACCCTGCACTCCATTTCCAAACTCTATAGTTAATACACTTGATATAAAGCTGACTTGATATACATAATCTAAAGAACTAGCACTAACTATTATACCAGTAGACCAAACAGTTGTATTACCATTATTATCAGTAATTTGCAAAGACGTTTCTACTGGAAATTCTCCATCTGGTAAAGTTAACGAATATGTATAAGTTTGCAAAGGCTGCAATGAAGGTATAGTAAATTGCTCTTGTATTATAAATTGTTGCGTTACTGGAACACTTATATCGAGAGTAGAATTAGTATTAGAAGCTGATGTATTATTAGTATTGTATACCATATTAAATGGTAACGGATATTCTATACCACTAGAAGCATCGATATAATATACTGAAGCACCATTAGTCGTATCTATTATTACTTCATTATCTGTAGTAAATACTATTCCACTGTTTGTTGAAAAAGCAAAACCTTGAGGAATATTTGAAGTAAACCCTTCATTCATTACTATTGATAAATTTATATCCGTAGTAGATGGATTTGCTAATCCTGGAGTATATCCTATATAGCTAGCCCAATTATATATGGATGTAGGTAATTGTGCTGTAACTAATGTGGATTCTTTAGCTATATTTGTCATATAGAATAAAGAATCAGAAAATAATATTGATAAGTTATTAAAGAGATAGTTTATAAACGAAGTATCAGATGAATCTAATGTATATTGATTAATCTGTATTAGATTAGAAAAACTTGTAATTAAATTTTGAAGTATTTGACTATTACTTAAAGTTATACTACTTGTTGTATTTGTAGATCCGTTAATTATAGTAGCCATTAAATTTTCCTCATACCAAATGATATATTAAAAGAATCATTTATTATACCAGACAATTTCATTAAATTAGCAACTATCATTTTAGATAAAATATAATCATCGTATGGTAAGAATGAATTATTTATATCTAAATATCCATATTCTCCAATAACCTGCTGTTCTATCTGATCTATATAAAAACCACTACCTTGTATATCTATTTTGTAAAAGGTTAATGGTTTACTAAGATATGTTAACTCTACATGTTTAACTTGGAATATTTCAATATCAGATGTTTGCTTTCCTTTAAATGAAACAAAGTCTAATGTATTAGGAACAAATCCTAATTCTTGAAAAACAATACTAGTCTCCATTTCAGTTCTAATACCATAATCTGTTTTATTAAATGCAGGTTCCATAGTAGGAACAAATGCAGCAGGAAAGTCATATAACTTATAGAACTTTAAACCAGATTCTTCTCCTATTATATCATAGTTAGCACCTTCCATAATATCAGTATCATATACTGATTGTGTTGGAGACATCCTATAATATGTTATAGTCGTAAATGGAAATAACGATCTATACATAGATAATGCTTTAAAGTAATCATTTACATATTGATTGTAATGTATAGCATTAAACATTTTATATGGTTACTCCTGATAATGGTATAATATCATTATTAGTAACTAATAGATTTATATTATTAGTATATTTTTGCAATATATTAACTGTAAAACTAACAACTAAACCATTTCCATTTAAAGTTTTGGCTAATGATACATCTCCAACTAATGTCATATCTGGTTGAAATTTAGCTAATGTTAATTCTATCTCATTCTTAATAGCCGTATATGTAAAATTATCAGAAAAATCAAATATATATTCTGATAGATTAGAACCCAATGTAGGATTAAATGCATATGATCCTTTTTTTATAGAAAGAGCTGATATTAGATCTTGAACTAAAGATACAGAATCAGTGATTTTAGTAAAATCTCCATTAGAAGCCATTATAGGACTATAACCAAGAATCTTTGACAATTATGTATTACCTCCAGATTGATTTAAATTTATTCAAAGATGTTGAAAGAATAACTGATATTGAATTACTATGAAGATAATCCGTTAGCTTGTGGAGAACATGCGGCTAAAGACTCTGATGCTTGTATTAAATTTATTCCAACTACTGTTGTATTTTCAGAATAGTTGTAGATATTAGTAACAGAAAAATATATCGAATCATTATTCCCTTCACCAAATACACCTTCCGTTGCATTTCCTGTAGCAGCTAAACCGTATGTAGCATACGTCAAATTGGTTCCTACTACCGTAGTATTTTCAGAATAGTTATAGATGCATATTATGGATAAATATACACCTACATTAAATCCTCCACCGAATACACCTTCAGTTGAATTTCCTGTAGCAGCTAAATTACCGGCACCATAAGTTAAATTTGTTCCTGCTACTGTTGTATTTGCGGAATAATTATAAATACTAGTTGCTGAACCGACAGTTCCTCCTCCGAATACACCAATCGGTAACGATATCGGAATATACACTACATCAGTCCCATTCTGATTCAGATCTGTTATCCAACCAGTCATTATAACAGAAACTCCTGCCAATGTAGGATCAGTCTCTGAAGTCTGTACTGATAACGTGCTGTTATATGGTAACACGTATTCTGAAGTAGAATTAAATACTCCTTCTAATTCTCCGGAAACAAAAGTCAGTGTTCCTAAAACAGAACCATTATTAGAAACCACTTCAAATACTACATCGTTTGTTGCAGCCACTTCAGAAACAGCTTTCGACCCTACAAAGTTCTCGAGAAATATGATATTACTACTAACATTATCTACAGTAGTGGATAATGACGATGTAGTGTTCTCAAAATTCTTAGCGTAATATGGAACAGTTGATGCTAGATCGGTTACATTTGTATCTCCACTGAATATCATCTATAATATCCTCCGGAATTATTATTTTGATTTATTCAAGTGGATTAGATCCTTTAATTGGTCCAAGTTTTCTTGGAGTAGATCTTCCTCCAGAAGTTTCTTTAAGTTCTTTCTCCATCAATTTTCTCTTTCTTTCCATCAACTTGGTAATTATCGGAATAGGATATTTCAAAGCATCATAAGGTTCAGTTTTAAACATTTCAGAAAATGATATCATTACATCTATGATATTATCGAAAGAATTGCCTGGTCCGCTAGATTCTTTATTGTAATTGGCGAAAAAATTGAACAACAAAATCTATATCGTACTTATATGTTTTAGCACAAGACGAACATTTAATTCTATATGAAGCATTAATCGTATACTTATTCATCTCATTTAATATAAACTTATCTATAGATTTCCTATCTTTTGCTGGTAATATTTTAAACATAGTAATAAGATCTATATTATTTTCACTCATTGAAAAAGTTTTATCTCCATATACTATTTTATCTATATATAAAAGATATGGTTCTATATTATCTGTTAATACTTTCTCTATATTTTTTCCTAAATCTAATGATTTCTGAACGGTTGGATATTTAAAATATACATCAGCTTTAGATATTTCTAAAGATAATTTATAATCTTTATCTAATATTTCTAAAGGTGCTCCTTCGTAATTATTTATCTTAATACCTTTAGATAATTTTACAACACCTGAATTTATGGCATTGCAATAAGGACAAGAATTAGTATATTCTATATCATCACCATATGAACAATGATATAAAGCATACATTAATGATTTATGATCTTCTGCTGTAGTCTTCTTCAACCAATCTTTGAAATCAGTTATCTGTTCTGGTTTCTCTATTATACAATTGAAGATAGTTCTATTCATTATAGATGCAGAATTATCTTCATCCGTAATACTTGCTTTTAGATTCAATTCATCATTTACTGTTAAAGATCTTAGTTTATATGTCAGTAACGTTTGTGGAGTTACTACAGTATAACTAGGATATTCAATATTAATCTGTGGTATCATTAATCCTCCTGTTAAATAAGTTTATTTTTCTTTTCTAAAATATTCTATAGGCTAGAAGTAGGACCCCATGCCTGGATTTTATTCCTATATGCCATGATGGTCTGAGAGTAACTATATAATGTTGTAGCAAGAGATGTATTTCCTGCAATTTGTTGCTGACTATATTTATATATATTATCAAAACTCATAGTTGCTGTAATCTTTAATTCACCGTTAGTTGCAACATCAGTAACGAATTCTGATGATACAAATGTTAATGGAAATACACCAGTATAATACCAAGCTGTTTCTATAGTGATTCCATCTGGTTTAGTAGTCCAATAATACATAGTTCCAGCATAACTAGATTTTGAATAAGCTGCCGCTAAATTATTCGAACTTCCAGCATTAGAGTTATTACCATTTAAAGCAGATACACCTGTTCTATAATCTCTGATCATAGTAACCCATCCATCTAGTATTTTAGTTATAGGTGTTTGAGATAATTCGATGAATTCTATTGTATAATCTCCATTTATATTTAATCTAGTCGGAGCATTCCATTGTGTTCCACCTACACCTTGTATATTAAGTTTTTCTAACGCTATTGTTGGAGGAGTAATAACATAGGAAAGAGCTGTTAATGCTTTAGATATATCTGTTATATTAGAAAATGATTCAGTCATACTTGTCAAGGAACTTGGAATATTGTCAAAATATAAGTAGCCATAACCACTTATATATGGATCGGAAACTCCAGGTTCTTGAGTACCACCAAATGACCTTGAAAATAAATTATTCAGATAACCATTATTTGTATTTGCACCCATATTATTATCTCCCTATTTGTTTATTTTATTCGAATTATTGAACATAAATCGGAACTAATATTTGTTCAAGAGCCTTATTAGCAGTAAGAGTGACAGCAACCGTTACTTGTTTCTGGGTAATCTGATATGCTGTAGCAGAAATATTTACAGAATAAGCAGTTAATCCTCTTTCTGCTGCAACTTGTGCCAGGAAATTGCTTACTGATGTGTTCAATGCACCCCATGTTAAAGTATCGTCGAAATCAAATATATAATATTTTCCTAAACTTTTGATAGCACGAGATATATAAAGAGCTAATCTCATAACGTTTACGTTCTGTAATGCATTAGGAGCATATTGTGATGTCAACTGTCCCCAAATAACATTTCCAGCAGTAGTTGTTATGATAGGATTAATCTGATTATTATGATATAGATTTAGATTTGCTTGATAAAGAACTGATAATATATTATTTACAGCACCTCTAGAATAACCAGCAACTGCATACCATTGTTCATTAATCATATCATTCAAAGCAAATAATCCTGATACTACATATATAGGAGATACCCAGATATTTCTTCCACTAAACATATCTGCAATTTGAACATATGGATCGTATATTGCAGCATATGGAGTATTAAAATTTTCTGTTTGTATTCTATATTGTATAGCAGCACTTGCTGATGCATTCATACCTAAATCTAAAAGAGATATGCAATCTTGTCTTAAAACACTAGTTAATGTAACTATAGATTGTTTTACTCCTATTGGATATCCAGAATCAAAAACTAAATCTATTGGATAGTTATCTGTATTTAAAACTGAATCATCTACCAATCCTTGATATGCCTGTTGTAAATACTCCGAAGCAACAGTAGGATTTACAACACCTGTCGATGTAATCAAAGATCCATCAGATCCATTATTCAAATTAATAGAATCATTTAAAGCTACTGTTGTAGGATTTGCATTTACCATAAGAGTATATGTATATGGATCGAAAACTTGAACTTGTCCTAATCCTATATGAAAATATACATTTTGTTTAGAAGTAGTAATTATTGTTCCTATAGGAATATTCGTAGTAGTAGCCATACCAGATGCTGTGCAAACCTGACCAGCAGTTCCTACAGCTCCATTACTTCCAGTATAAGATACAGGAGTTACTGTATATACTGGTAAACCATTTTGCAGTTGTTCAGTAATAGTAACAACTTGACCAGAATAGCCATATAAATCATTTCCTGAATTATTTAATACAAAGAATTTAGTTGTTCCATTCAAATATGATGGAGAAACTTGACTTATATTAGTTATAGTATCTTGAACTTGTATTACATTAAACATAGATGAAGCATTTGCAAATATATCTCCATTTACATAATTCGTATTAGAAACTATATTGTCATCTTGCATCAATAATTGTATATTACTATCATACTGATCAACCATAGAATCCAATAATGTAGAAACTCCAGAATTGTTTAATAGATTTGGATTAAATGATGCATTATAAGATGATGCTAAATAATATTGATTATTTGTATATAATTGAAATATATTAAAAGCGAATTGATTATTGACATTAGCAATAGGCGTAGTATCTATTTGAAAATTATTATAGAATTGACCTCTATATTTAGATGCAACCATAAATAATGGAATTATATATTCAAACGTATAATTAGTATTTAATGATTGTGGAGTAGCTTGATAAAATACTTGTAATACATCACTCGTATTTGATATGTTATAACTTTGCTGTATAGTAACTAATTGTCCAGTAGTAGTTTTACCTATAAAAAAAGCTACGTTAGAATATTGTGCATCCGGAGGCAATACTCTTAAGCAATATAAAGAATTTACTACAGACGAATACGCATACGCTACATAAGATCCTTGAGCATACACCGACGTATACTTTGACAAATTTGGATTTCCAAAAACCTGAGTAAAAGTTTTACCAGATGCAGCAAGGTTAAACAATTGATTATCAGGTCCTTGATCTGATAGAAATGCAATAAACGCATTAGTTCCAGAAACCGTTGCTGGATATACCTCTAACGGTATAATCGATGTATATACTCCAGGTGCTGAATTGTTAGCACCACTTGATTGTGCAGACATATCATATTCCTCCGTTTATAAAATTGTTTTGATTTATTCTACAATAGTATCAAAACAATAACTTTTGGAAAATTAGAAATATCCAAGTTGTCTTAACTTGTCCATAGACACTTCTTTTTCTTTAGATCTGCCAGATCTTTCTGATTGATCCCTATTAGATTTTTCGGTGCAAGGAGCACAATCAATTGATCTATATCCTTGACTATATAACGTGCAATATGGGAGATTATTTATCTTAATATAAGTCCATATATCAGATTCAGTAAAATGCAATATAGGATGAATCCTGAAATGATATGGATCTTTCCTTTTAGAGAAATATACTTCATTTGATCTAGCTTCTGTTTCATCTTTTCTTATTCCAGTAAATAATGCTTTTAGATGTAAATCTTTAATAGCTTGTTTTAATGGTATAGTTTTAAGAGTATTACAGCAATCAATTTTATCTTTAGCAATAGAGTAGTTAGATTTAATTGCTTCTTTATTTGAGTATGTTAAAATATCAATATCCCAACTAACCTTTATACTATCAATAAATTTCTTTATTTCAGTAAATTCAGCCGTAGTATCTATAGTTATAATTTTAAATGGTATTTCTCCATTAAATACAGTTCTAATTAAATCAAGTAAAACTAAAGAATCTTTTCCACCAGTAAATGCTATACCTATTTTATTATCAAATTTGGCATATGCTTCTTTAATAACTTCTATGCTTAATGAAATTTTCTGTTTTAGGAAATCTGATTTATAACATTCTGTATTGAAATTAGGTTCGATTATTTCTATATCAGATTCCTTATCGGTAAATATATTTTCAGAAATATGTGATTTTAATTCTAACGAATTTAATACTTCAATATACTTAATAGCATCAGATGAAGATATATCTAAATCTATTATATTTGTTTCAAATGGATCTGAAATCAAATCAAAGTAAAAGTTTTTAGATCGATTATAAACTCCAGAATTAATCATGCTTTGATATATATCATTCCTAGATCCTTGTTTAGTTTCTAATACATTTAATAAATGTAAATATTCTGGTTTACTTATTCTTTTTCTCATTACTGAATTAAATAATTCTATTATAAAATCTTTATTAGATAGATTCACATTTTCTATTATTCTTCTTCCTTCAGATTCTGATATATTTTCTGGTATGAATATATATTTCTTATTTTTGGTTCTAATAGATCTTTGAGATAAAAAATATTTATCTTTAGATGAAGCTGCATTTTTACTTCTATCATAAACTGGTTCTGAAAATTGAGTTATTTCATTATACATATTTTGAGTACAAAATTCCGAATAACAATATTCTCGTTCTTCTTTAGAAAAGATATCTACAGAATCTAAATCAGAATTATCATATTCTATATCTGATAAATTTAATATTGTCGGAAATATATCAACTAAAGAAACTAATCTATCATAAACTTTAGTATCGAGTTTTGGAGAATGTATCATCAATGGAATATGAATTACTTCATCGAATAACTCTCCCATATGTCCAAATACAGTTGGATCAAAAAATGATATACGACCTTCTCCATGATCTGAAAGTATTGCATATATATTTTCATCATTAAAATAACCTAATTTTTTAAGATTATTAACAATTAATCTAAATCTATTTTTATCAAATTTATTAATTCCTTGTATATAAGCTGGAAGCAATATCTGTTCGTTAAAACTTACTTTACTTGAAAATGCACTCCATAACGAAAATGGATCATTATTCATCATTATAGGAAATTTATATGAAAATGACATCTTATTTATAAATTCATAATACTCTTTATTATAATTATAGTCGTTAATATTCTGAGAGTATATATAAGGTTCATGTGCATCAAATAAATGCATAAAGCAAAAAATCTTTTCATCAGAATTAACTGTTTCTAAATATTTAAATAATTCATTTATATCATTTGAATATACTTGATCAAATCCTTTAGTTAAACCCAACGGTTGAAATAATTCTATAACATCTGTATATAAAATTGTTTTATAACCATTATGTTTATATACACTAGAAAGAGTAATGCAATCATCTTTAAGTTTTTTATAAAAGAAAGGTCTAATGCCATGCTTAGGTTGAAATGCTCCAGTGAATAAAGATGCATGAGCAGAAGTAGTATAAGATGATGTAGAAAAACAATTAGTAAAAATAGATGAATTTTTACTTAATTCATCTATAGTAGGAGTATCAACTAAACTATCTAAATATAAAGATTTAAGATGTGATTTACTTTCTGTATAACTAACACAATCATATCTAACATTATCTGTAGATATGATTAAGACTTTAGAACCGATTGAATATATAGCCATATATAAGTCCTCTCAAAGATTTAATTAATTTACTAAATACTACTAACTATAAATATACCAAATGAATTGCAAAGATACTGCAGGACTTTTCACTAATGTTGGAAATGTATTTCTTGCGAATAGATAAAACTGATTCGCTTCTACAGCATTATTGCTATTAGATATCCATAAACCAGCTTCATTTAAATTATTTCCATTAGCCATAGTTTCATCTAATAATACATCTAATCTCATAATGAGATATGAATTTAAATTTAAATTATCTTGCAAAAATGTTACATCAGAAAATCCTATATAATTTCCATTATCTGCTAATGATGCATTGCTTGCATTTATAACAATTTGATTAGCTAACGATATATCTGTATTACTTGGTGGTATAGGATTTAATGGATCTGTTGCTGGAGCACCACCAGTACCTACACTTAACCATGATAGATAAAGATTATCTGTAGGAAGTATATTCGTATTATTGACATTTACAATTCTTGATAATAACCACTCTCTACCTAAATATACTATCAAATTAGATCTTGCATGAAGCTTCTTTTTACCTGATTTATCTATCTGATATATTTCAACCATTCCTCTCATTCGTTGATTATCAGATGACGATATATTGCTTATCAAGTTATCCTCCTGTTGATAAATGATAGTAGGATTAATCAATATCCTACTATCATTATTTATATATTATCTTAAAAACCGGTTAAATAAATATATCCGGATATCGGACTTCCGTTTGTTGGTTGTATAGTAACTGATTGATTATTATACTGTATGTTTCCAGAATTTAAATTATTCGATATAATATGTATAACATTTTTAGCTGGTCTAGGAAATACTATAGTAGTTGCAGATGTTCCATTATCAAACGAACTAAATTCAAGATCTATTGCTACAGGACCAGCTCCTGTTTCGTATCCTGAAACATTACCAGCCACACCAGACTGTGATGGTAATGTTAAACCAATTTCAAGACTAGCAATAGTTGTGTAAACATTATTGCTTTGAAAGTTTGATGGATTCCATTGTTCTGTATTTAATTGCTGATCAGATATTCCAACCGAATATGCCACTGAACTGCTTGCGATTTGCGTAAATGTAGCCGCCATTTTCTTTATCCTCCGTTAAATTTAATTTTATTTTTATTCTTTAGTTAAGTATAAAAATCTCATTCAGTCTCACATCCGAATAAATCAAATAATAATTTTGGAGGACTATAAATGATATTCAGTGGAGATACGAATATAACTGATCTAGCATCAACTGTTCCATATTACACAAAGAATTTCGAGAATACTACATCGTCATTATCCACTACTGTTGATAATGTTAGCAGTAATATCATATTTCTCGAGAACTTTGTAGGATCAAAAGCTATTGCTGAAGTAGCTGCAACTAATGATGTAGTATTCGAAGTGGTTTCTAATAACGGTTCTGTCTTAGGAACATTGACTTTTGTTTCGGGAGAATTGAAAGGATTATTCAATTCTACATCAGAATATGTATTACCGTATAATAGTACTTTATCAGTACAGACTTCAGCAACCGATCCTACATTGTCTGGAGTATCTGTTACAATGACTGGATGGATTACTGAAATTAATCAGAATGGAACTGGTGTTATGTATGTTCCGATATCGTTGCCGATTGGTGTATTTGGTGGAGGATATGGTGGTTCAGGATATCTTTCTACAACTACTCTACAAATACTACAGTAGTAGGAACGAATTTGACATATAGTGTATGGAGTTTAACCGCTACAGGAAATACAACTGAAGGTGTATTCGGCGGAGGAACACAAAATAATTCAGAATTTTTCTCCACGACTAGTATCTATAACTACTCTGCAAATACTACAGTGTCAGGAACGAATTTGGCATATATATCACAAAATTCAGCCGCTACAGGAAATACAACTGAAGGTGTATTCGGCGGAGGATATACTAATTCCACACCTTTCTCCACGACTTGTATCTACAACTACTCTGCAAATACAACAGTGGCTGGAACGAATTTAACATATGCTGTAGCATGGTTAGCCGCTACAGGAAATCTAACAGAAGGTGTATTTGGTGAAGGATATAACGGTTCGATAAATTTTTCAATTACTAACATCTACAACTACTCTGCAAATACAATAGTAGCGGGAACAAATTTGACGTATGTATCACAAAATCCAGCGGCTGTAGGAAATTCAACAGAAGGTGTATTCGGTGGAGGAAATAATGGTTCATCATATCTTTCCACAACTTGTATCTACAACTATTCTGCAAATACAACAGTGGCAGGAACGAATTTAATGCATACTGAATCTGGTCCAGCTGCTACTGGAAATTCAACTGAAGGTGTATTCGGTGGAGGAGGCAATAGTTCGACAAATTACTCCACAACTAACATCTACGATTACTCTGCAAATACAACAGTTGCTGGAACAAATTTGACATATGCTGCAGATGCTTTAGCCGCTACTGGAAATTCAACTGAAGGTGTATTCGGTGGAGGACAGACTGGTTCGACATATTACTCCACAACTAGTATTTATAACTATTCTGCAAATACAACAGTGGCTGGAATAAATTTGACGTATAGTGTATGGGGATTAACTGCTACAGGAAATTCTATTGAAGGCATATTTAGTGGAGGATTTAATGGTTCAACATCTTTTTACACAACTAGCATCTACAACTACTCCGCAAATACTACAGTGGCAGGAACGAATTTGACGTATAGTGTAGATTGGTCAGCCGCATGTTCTCCACAGGCTAACGGACTCTCTTCATAGAAATGTTTTTACGGTAGTTCTTTACAACAAATTTCCTTACGAAGTTTTCAAAGAGTAAATCGTTAACTTCTTCCAAAGTTCTGGATTATTATGCCTAGTATTAAATGCATCTTGAATTTTTCTTAAATCTAATGATACGTCTTTATTCTTATTAACATAATCTGATAAAAAAGTTAATACTTCTTGTTTTTCTTCCATTGGAACATCTGGAGATAAATTAGTTACCATTTTACTAGCAATATCTAATGTTTCTTTTATATTAAACTTTACATCAACTACAAGTAATCTGCTTCTTAATGCTGAATCAATTTCAGTTAATTTTAAATTAGTAACTACTATAATTTTTCCTTCAAATATAAACTTTCTCGGTATAGCTGTAGTGGATGCTTTATTCGCATCTACCACGGTAATTTCATTTGGAAGTGTAACTACTCTAGAACCATAGCTATCCGTAATAGCTTTTAATACATTAATATAATCCATCTTTTTTAAAGGTTCATCAAAATCATCTAAGACTATAAGACTTTTTCTATTCTTATATAATGTAAGATAAAATGTATCTAATTTTATAGACGAACCTTTGAATATTTCATAATGTTCTACTCCTAACTTATATAAGGTTCTTCTTATAACAAACGTTTTACCTAAACCTGGATCACCTAAAATTAAAGCTCCTGGTTTGTTAGTTTTAACTACAGTATCTACTGCATTTATTAAACTTATATAATTCGAAAAAGCAGAATCTCCTGGATCGTTGCTTTTTAAGCCAAATAGTTTTTCATTTTCATCTTTGAAAGAAGTTGTAGCAAATTTTTCTGATTTGTATACTTTAATCTTTGTATAAAAAAAATACCCAAGAAATATAACTATCGGCAAGATTGATAATAAGTAATATATTATAGTTAATGTATATGTTGAATCTTCTTTTAAAATATATTTTGGATTGCTAGATTTGTTAGCTTTAGCTTCTGCCTTTTCTACAGCTGCTAATACATTGCTAAATATTTTAGTTACAACTTTATCGTTATCTGATTTTATTTCCTTTTTAGCAGACATTACTGCTATATTTTCATCAGCATAAGGTCTAAACCCTATAGCTTTAATCACATTAAATGAATTGTTACTAAATACTACAATTTCTACAGTTCCTTGTTTATATAGATAATGTATAAGTTTGCCTTGATTATAATCTGTTGTTCCATTATAACTTAAATCTGAATTATTTAATTCTTTACCTAAATTTAATAAATTCATATATACTCCTTAACTATATTTAATTTAGTTTATTCTAAAGAAATCGATCCATTCATCTGTCCAGAATACGCTGTAATAGAATTGCCTTGACCTTTAAAAACTAAATTATAAACAGCAGGTTTCCAGTTTGGATCAAATATAAACGATCTAAATACTGTAATAAATGGAAACATTAAATATATATCTATCTGTCCTGAAAATTCATTTTTATCTTTATCATATATTATCTTTCCTACATTAAATGCATCATCAGTTTTTGCATTATTATAACCTAAGATTTCATTTTTATATCCAACTAATCCACCAGATGCAGGACCAGAAACAAAAGAGAGATTAGCATAATCATTTAAATATTTAGTAGTCTTATCATTGTATAAAGAAAATTTTCCATCTATACCATAAGTTGGAGATGGAATGATATCAGCAATATATGTGCTTATATAAGAAGTTTCATTTGCTTGAATATCTTGAGTTAATTGATTTTGAATAGAATCAGATATCTGATTAGATGAATAATTGATAGGATTACATATCTGTGATATTACTGATACAAAATCTATATATCCAGTAAAGTTTTGATTTTCATCTATAGATAAACTTCCTATATTTGGATTGACGATTAACGTACTAGTTCCTATAATCTGATTTCCAGATCCTAATAATGTTATAAATGCATTATTAACACCCAAGGATAAAGATTGATTAGCCATAACTTGCATATCTATCTGTCCAGAAAATGTCATAAAATTATCCTCCTATTTGAAATAGACTTCCTGGTGATAATTCTGAATCGTTTATATAACAATAATAAGTTACACCGTTATTATCTTGAACGTTAAATAAGTTATAATAATTAGTACCATTCAATGGGACATCTGAGGCAACGAAAGTATTAAAATTAGTATCATCGTTAATAGTATTTGTATTAAGATAATTATAATATATAGCACCACCAGATGTAATGTTAAATAACGGTATATATCCTGAATCTGTTATTGGAATAGTAGATGAAGCGAAATTACTATTAGTATCTGTATTCATTAATAAAGCATTTAAATTTAAATGACAATCAAACGTAGAATTATCTGATATAAAATCTGTTCCAAACATAGGTAAATAACCGTAATCATAAGTCGAATTACCTGTAGTTACTAAAAATGATAAATCATCCATCGACGATTCTGAATAGCACTCCGTTATACTACCAAAAGATAATATCGTAGAATTTTCGGTATCTATAGCCTGGTATACAATTTCAGATGTCATTGTTTCAGTATCATATAATTCACTAGTTATATTCATATCATAAGCATCTCTTAACAACATATAACTATATATAGACTTCATCATAGAAAACTTTACAGAACTATCACCTAATGTAATCCAATCTCCTACAGGATCACTAAATTGAACACCTATCGGATTATTGAATACCGATCTAGATTGCATTGGTTTAAATATTCCTTCTATTTCATCTACAGAATCTAATGTCTGTGGAGTATATATCAAAGTAAAGTCTACTCCAGGAACTAATGATGACATAGATTCTAATATATCATAAATAGCACCTTCCATATTTTGTATTGTTGTTAACTGATTATAATTTGTTGGGCAGAATATAGATAAATAATTCTGTATATCAGTTAAAGATGATATATCAGGCAAAGATGAATATTTAGCTTCTAAATCAAAATTTCTATTTCCAACTTCATATATATTAGGATAACCCAACTCCAAATCCCTAAAGGTTCTAGCTGAAGTTGTATTAGGTAAATATGACATTGAACCATCTACTACACCTGATAATGATAAAACAGGTTGTGTCGTTATAATATATATTACACTTCCATTACTATTAGAATCACATATTACTCCAACAGATGGTGATAGATTTCCGATTTGTCTTTGTTGAGTTTTACTACCACAATTTGCATTATTGGAAATAGATAGTAATGGTATTTCTCCAGATATAGATTCTAGTGATATTATATAATTAGTTGATATATTACTAATCATATTATATACAGTTTGTTGATCTATATTATTAACTATCTGATTTAAATTATATTGTATAAGAGTTTGAACATTGCATGGACTCCAATTATTTGCCGTATATGTAATTATACAATTAAATAATTCAGATATATATGCTTGCAATGAACTATTATAACATTCTAACATCTGTGGTAAATTAGACCAATCGAATTCTTGACCTGATGTTATACTCCACAACTGAGTAAAAATTGCTAACAATTCTTGTACTTGTAATTCAGATGGTGTATAATTAGAATTATTATACAATTCTTGGACATAACTATATAACGAATCACTTTGATATTGTAAATAGATAGATTTAGCAATACCAGACAAATTAGAAATTGTCAATTGTGGTTGTATACTACAACTAGTATTAGAACTAGTTACACCATTAAATACGTAATTAGATAAAAATGTATTTAAAATATTATTAGAAATATCTATACTTACATTAGTTAATCGATTATTTGATAAACAGCATGCTTGGCTTACAAAATTGTATGCAAACAATGGAGGTATTGATTGAAAATATTGATTAGTAGATTCTTGAAATCCAGTTTGATCTTGATATGTATATATAATATAATAGCCTTGTGTATTTATATAACCGATATATAATACTCCATTTTCAGTGCATACAGAACTATATGTAGACTGATTAGATAAATCAGTAATAGTACCGATAATATAAGGTTCGGGTCTATACACACTTATCGCATATACAGTTGCCGTATTACCACTAAACATAGTTAGATAAGATACATTATTTATAGAATCATATGATGTATAGTAATTACCTCCATTATATGGTATTATATATTCAGACTTGTCAGAAATATATACTGAATATTCATTCACATCTACTAAACAAAATACATTAGATTGAACTCCGTTTGAATCATATCCTCCATATATCACCATATACTTTCCATCAGCAATAACTATAGGATCTACTAAAAATATACCGATATTAGTATCGTATACTATTTTAAAAGAATATGGATCCATAGCAACGAGTCTATCTGTAATCTGTCCATTAAGAGTTCCACCAAATATCATTAATACGTTATTTATATATAATATTTGAAAGTTAAGCCAACCATCTAAATTTAATGATTTTACATTTCCAATATTATCATAATCTAATACTACAGTTTCTGAATCAATCTGTCCAGTTAAAGCTGAATAACTTGTAACTTTTATATCAGAAAATGAATTAGTATATCTAGTCATATATTGTGATACAAATTCAGTTTGTATCATATTCGCATTAGAATAAGTAGGTTTGCTATTCATAGTAACTACTATCTGATTTTGATCTCCTTCTAATTTAAGTGTAGTAGTTACATCATTTACATTATCATATGATATTAATACTTCTTGTATTCCTGAAAAATATTGTCCATCAAACATCAAGGCATTAAGATAAGATCCTACTGGATATGAACCTTGAGGACCATTCCAATTACTTATTCCAGAATCAAACACCTGCGGAGATACTGATAATTGATTTCCATTTCCATATAAATATATTGGAACATTCTCTGTAATATTAGAATTATATAAAAACATTTTTGCCAAATCTATACTTCCATCAAATGTATTATTATCTTGGTCATACATTATTACTTCAGATGAATATTGATTCATTATCAAAATCTGATTGGTATTCATTCCTGTCATAATAACTGCATTTTGATTATCGTAATTTGGATTACAATAAGCGCCTCCATAGAAAACAGATTCATTAAATTCATTTGTAGTATTTAAAATAGAACCAGTTAAAAAATGCTGAAAATATCTTCTAGTATTATAATTATTACCAGTAATAGATTGAGCAGTAGTATTAATAGCAATATCATCTGTTATACTAGTAAGCATACACCATAGATATCGTATCATCAACCATCCTTCTAAATAATTAAAAGGATTTGTTAAATATGTAGATGTTAAAACTCTAGTAGATGGATAATCTGAAAAATTATTAGAATAGTAATATGTTAAATAATTTTGATAACAGTATTGTCTTAATAATTCAGTAGCATATAAATAATTCCCAGTATCAAAATATAGTATAGTTATAAAATATGGAGACATAACTTTTGGATATGGATAATCGTTTACCATATAATCTAAAGTTAACATCCAAAAACTATCTATAACATCTAAATATGGTAATCTTTTAGTTAAAACTCCAGAAGATCCAGGAACAGAATAAGGTTCATCATAACTAAAAGAAAGATATACATGTTGAGCAGTACTATCGTAATAATCTAAATATAACTTATCCCCTTCTAATGATATCAAATTCCCAGGAACCTGAACAAAGTTAGTTCCATTAGCAACATTTTGTAATTCGAAACTTAGATAACAACTACAATTTGAAATATCCACAAATGATGTTTGATTCAATAAGAAACTCTCTAGATTAGTAGTGGCATTTGAACTTGAACTAGATGAAGAACTACTGTTACTAGCAGAAGTTGAACCGGATACTACATCGCTCATATTGATATAACAATAGTAATTCGAAAATTGAAATAAGAAATAATAATTACTATCATTAATTGGAACAGTAGATGTAGCAAATGCATTATCAGTTGTTATTACATTCTCGTTTATATAACAATAATATGTATTGTTTCCATAAGGAATAGAAAATAATAAAACCATATTAGGATTATTAGTAGGTATACTATATATCGCCATAGTATTTGAATTAGAATAACCAGTAGCATTTATATTAGCATAACAGTATATTAAACTAGTCCCATAGTTTACGGTAAATATCAATGCATAATATGGATTTCTTATAGCTGAATATGATGCTATGAATGTCGGAATAGTTGATTGAGATGTAGAAGATGATGTAGTATTGCTAGCAGTCGTTGTTGTAGTAACTATAGCAGATAAAGGCATAGTACTATTCGTATTTATATAACAATAATATCCAGATTCTTCGAATAAGAAATAATAACCAGATCCCGTTAACTGAGTTTGTGATATAGCAAATGCATTATTAGATTGGGATGCTTCATTTGTATTTAAATAGCAAAAATATGTTTGACCATCTTCTTGAATTGCAAATAAGAAATAATAACCAGTATAAGTTATCTCATTAGGAAAAACTGCAAATGTATTTTGTGTAGAATATTGAACAGCATTTGTATTTATATAACAATAAAATGTTTGTCCTTGATTTTGTATAGTATATAAAAATGCAAATCCAGGAGAATTGATTTCCGAAGTTGTTACTACAAATGTATCTGGTATTTCTATGATAGTCTGTGTCGTGGTATTTGTTATAGGAACAGAATTGCAAGGATTTACTTCTACTGCTGTAACGTTATTTGGTGGAAGTTGTGGATCTAACGTATTTACAATATATGGTTGTATATTTAAAGCCTTCATGCAACTTGCTAGATTGCTAGGAAATTCTTGACAATAATAAGTCCATAAAGGCAATAATGCTTGACACCATTTTTCAAAATATAATTCAGATACTAATATAGGAACATCTACAACATCTGCAACCATATTAGCTACAGATTGCAACGTTCCTTTAATCTTATAATTTGCAACTAGATTAGTTAATATCCTTTTTTGTATAGGTATAGGTAAATCCGTAACTGTGAACCCATATGATAATAATAGATTAGTAATGGTATCATTTGATAATTTATTTATATCTACAGACGAAAACGAATTATCAGACATTGAATCTAATGCAGATTTACCTTGAACTACTGTCTGCATTAAAGATTCTGTTATTGGAGTAGAGTAATATGACTGTTTTAATATACTACTATAATATGTTTGAACATTTTGTAAATTATTTTGTATAGATGATATCTGTGCAGCATTAGCTATATTTGCTTGCAAATTACTTGGAGAATTATTAAGTTGATCTGCAATCTGAAAATAATTTATAAATTGTTGTACTACATTATTATATGACAAGAACTCCTCCTATATAGAACTAGATAAAGAATCTAAGTAAACATTAGGTGTAGCTGCTGGTTGATCTCCTGTAAAAATATTTCCACTATTAGTATATATAGTACTATTAATAAATTCTATTTCTACTTTTCCACCAGCATGCAATTTTCCTAAAACATCAGTCCATCGATTAGTAACTAATGATATACCAGAAGATAGATGTATGGTTGAATTTATAAATATGATTCTACTATTAGACGAAGGATTTGCTTTAAACATAGAATAATTTGATTCAGTAACTTGACTAAGATCTATACTTACATCTTCAAATACTAGGTTACAATTTCCATTTAAGTATATACAACTTAATAGTCCACTAACCTGTGTTGGAACTATTACAACGTTTAATAAATCGTTTACTGTTGTCGTATTATCTGTTATACTAAATTGTGTTCCAGTATCAGATGTAGTATTTAATACTGCAAATAAATATGTATCGTTACTACTTATATCTAATGTTTCATTAATAGTTCCAGAATTACTAGCGGATGTAAAATTATCAGATTGAAATAATAATTCAGCAGTAGTATTTGGTAAAAGAGTAGTTGTATATAAAGAAATACCATCAGAAGTATTTATATCTAAGTTAAAATTTCCTGAAACTAAATCGCCTATAAATAATTCAGCTATCCAATATCCCGATCTTGTAGGACCTGTTTCAAATGTTATACCTAAATTATTTTCTTGTTGTATAGGATCTGTAAGATATGGCACAAGATCTCCAATATTTAACATAGCATTTTCTACATCTGAAAATGATTGATATGTTCTAGGTAAAACTTTCCAATTTCCAGTAGTAGTACTAAATCCAGAATATTCTATTGGATTATATGCTTTGAATGTTAGATTCATATCATATATAGTATGAGAATTTGATAAATAATATGAGAAATTATCATATAAGTTTAATCTAACAAATCTCTTATCTTTATTTCTTTCTATTGCATAATCAATATTGTGTAATGGTAAACTGGGAACTAATCCTGTTACGGAAAATAAATCATCTCCATAAACTGGTTCTATGTATATATCAGAAAAATTAACATTTGATGCTTTATAATCATAGTAACTCCTAAATAGAACATCGTATTTATTATTATGATTAGATAAAGACCATAATTGATTAGCCATAGATGCTTGTATATTTAACATCATTAAATTCTGATTATTAACATCTGTAGGAATAAAGTTAAACTGAGTTAATTGTGTAATGCTTGAATATACTAACTGTATATTTAAAACTTGTCTCATTAAAGGAGGTATAGGATTCGCTGGCTGAGATAAAGCAAATAATGTTCCATCTGGTAAGAATACACCTACCACCATCATAGAACTTACACTTTCATTAGGTTCTACTATACAAGATATCTGAATAGCATCATCATTTATTATTACAATACTACTTACAGGTTTTGTTATCCATCCAGTTAAAGTAGTAAGAGTAGGATCTAAAGTTATAACTTGATTAGATACTACAAAATACATTGATGAAATATCTACTGGATTGGAAATAGAAGCTTGAGTTAATGCAGATGCTCCAGCATTAGTTAATATAGTGGATCCAATCATTGCCATCGTTATTATCTCCCTTATAGTGAAATTTATTTTTTATTTATTCAAAAGGTAAGGAAATACACCGAGAAGAAAAGTAGGTGCATCCATTTCTGAATACACCTACTTAATTTTGTTATACAGTAACTACAATTACTGGAGTAATAGCCTGAGCAAATGTTACAGTACAAGATGACGTATTTGTAGCATTAACTTGATCAGGTATAATAAGATTTCCATTAGAACTATCATAAACCTGAACTAATACATACTGTTTATTCAAGTTATGTGTAACTACGAATGAAGTTCCAGATGCTGTTGCAGTATAGGTATATGTTATACCAGAACCAACAGTGGTTTGTAATTGAGCAACACTAGATGATAAATTGGATACATCCGTATCTAATGTAGCAACATCAGATGATAAATTTGTTATATTAGCATTTATAGCAGTAACATCTGAAGAAAGATTTGCTATATTACCTGCATTTGTCTGAATGCTTGTGGTATTGGTATTTATTTCAGACTGTAAAGTGCTATTAGTATTGCTTATGCTTGTTGATAATGCAGACGATGCATTGCTAATAAGTGTTTCAACCTGACCTAAATTTGGAACATCAGTAGAAGACACTGCATTAGCTGCTGAAGATATTACACCGTTTGTTGCATCGAATGTAATATTAGCATTAGTAACATATGTATAAGCTGTGCTATTCCAATATGCAAATCCATCAGCTACAGGTGTAACTTCCCTTGTAGCAACTGGCTGAAGAGCTGTTCCAACTTCACCTATAGAGAAATCACCATTAGCCTCATCAAATACTAAGTAGTAATTAGGTAATGTTCCTCTATCGACTAAAATACCCGCCGTTCCATTTGTTACACCAGCACCAGTATCACCTTCATTTACTATGATTATGGCACTTGTTGTTTCAACCTGCTGTGCATTAACAATAGATGAAGTTCCGTTTACATTCAAGTTACCAGTAATAGTAACATCCTGAATAACCTGAAGATTTCCATCAATTAATTCATTTCCAGTTACAAGTAATGTTCCTGCTGTTAAATTGCTAATAACACCATTTGCTGATGTTAAATTTGATAAGCTTGCTTCTGTCTGAGAAGATAAATTGCTTATCTGTGTCTGCAACTCACTCGAAGCGTTATCTACTAATAATTCAACCTGACCTAAAGTTGGTAACTGATAGGATAAGGATGCAGTAGAATTAGAAACGAACACATTTGCAGTAGTATTTCCAAGTACTACTAGCTGACCATTTACAACCATGTTATTATTCCTCCGTTTAAAATTATAAACTTTTTAAATTTATTCTAACGGAAGTAAAAATAATCTATATAAACATAAACTACTTATCTAAAACAAACGTATATTTTTTTACTGCTTGTATAACCCATATAGGATAAGGTATCATATGTATTCCTTTATCTCTATGTCTATGATGATCTTGACATAAAACCATCATATTATATTCTGAATCAACAAAATCTTCAGGTTTTGTAAATTTAGACCAATCAAAATTAGGATGAAGTTTCCTTATATTACCATTCCAATCTACAGCATCAGAAAAAGCCCATTCTACATAAAAATGATGTAATTCTAAATCTGTATTCTTAGATTTAGCTTCATCTAAAGTCATTCCACATATCCAACAAGGAGTTTTTAATTCGTCTATAATATGTTTTCTAGATTTTACGAAAACGTCAGATTCTGTTCTTTGTTCATGGTTAGGATAGTATATATCTACTTCCAGAGTTTCTTTAAATTGATGTTCGGCTGTAAGATTAGAATCTATTATCATGGAGAAATTGCATTAACGTTAATATAGAAATAAAACGTTGGTTGTGGTATAAATTTCGTTACATATAGTGAATTAACATTATTAGCATTATATAAAATATCTAACAAAACAATATTATTTTCAAGGCTAATTGCGTTTGATATATATGAGTATTGATTTGGTATTCCCGATATGGCATTCCATTGATTATTATTGTAAACATATGATGAATTTGATACTGATCCTGAACTAGTTATACCACCAAATAAATATAATAGATTATTATAACTACCCATAGTTGCACCTACCAATGATTCTGGTATACTATTTAATAACGTCCAAGTATCTGTAGATATATTATATTCATATAAAGAGTTATAGAATGTATTATTCGATTCATTATATCCTCCTGCTACATATATGTTTCCATTCATAACTGTAGAAGCAGAATTTGATGTAAAAATAACTGGAGTTGCATTACTTGCTGTAGTCCAAGTATCTGTAGATATATTGTATATATAAACATAAGGAGAACCTTGACCACCTATTACATATATGGAACCGTTAACTATATGAGTTATAGCATTATAAATTGGTTGAGGTAAATTATCTAAAGTTGTCCAATTATCATTAGCTATATTATATTCATATAAAGTATTAACTGCAGATGTATTATTTTCTCCACCTATTATATAGATATTTCCATTAGTTGCATTAGTTGAAAAATTAGATAATGGTTCAGGAATGGTTGTAATTAAATTAGTTGTTGAATTATTCAAACTAACGGAAAATATATCTTCATTGATTTCGTTTGTTCCATTTAAATATAAAGTTCCACCAAGTATATATAAGGTATTAGAATCGATTAATTGCAAAGAATTATGCAATGGTAAATTTATTCCATCTAAGATATTTATATATATACCCATTGTATTATTTAAATTAGTTTGTGTTGATATCAAATAATATTCTGGATTGATTGCTTCAGTTAATGTAACAAGTATTGAAGGTTGAACCCATCCTATATTTAAAGTTCCATTAGAATCAGCCTGTGGTATTCCATTTGGAGTAGGATATATTGAAAACATATTTACAATATCAGTAGAGGTATTTGCAATAGTTTGAGTTAAACTCGTATCTAATTGCTGAATGCTAGAATTAATTTCAGCAATATTAGAATAGATCTGTTCAGTTGTGTTATCTATATCAGTAATAATAAAACTAATTTCAGAATCAATATAACTTGTTGTGTTTGCAATCTCGTTATTTATATTAGATATATCAGAATTTATTATATTTGAAATTTGAGTGTTTATATTATTAATATCATCTAAAACAGAATTGACTTCAGAATTGATATAGCTAGTTGTATTTGTAAACTGATTATTTATAGCAATTATATCTGAATTAACATCAGAACTTATATTAGTTATCTGTAATGATAAACTATTTATTTGATCTTCGATTATATTAAGTTGTGTATTATTTAATGTATCTATATATGAAGAAACATTAGTTAACGAATCTATAATATTTGTTACTTCTGAATTAATATATGATGTTAAATTTAAGTCTATATTTGATAATTCTTGATTTAAATATCCAACGTTAATAACTTGATTAGGATCAGAACCAGTTATAGGTTCAGTTACATCTATAGAATAGAATTGAGGACTATTATCCACTGAAGCTATTTCATATACATCAGAACCATTAGTCATCATCCATGATTTAGCTATAGCATTCCAATAAAGTTGAACATTTCCAGAATCAGTAGATATGCTTATCCCAGATTGTGTAAATGATCCACTAGTCGTATTAGTTGATAGATATATAAAGTTGCCATTATCTATAGCGTTACTAGAACTTCCAGAATTAGTAGACTGAACTGTTTGCATCAAAGATGCCCAATTTGGTAATTGTATAGTAATTATTTGTCCTGTTAAACTATCTAATGTTTGAACAGAAACTAAAGATGGAGATGTATTAATAAACAAATCGTAATAAACTTGCTGCATTTGTTGCATAAAGGTTATTGTTTGTTGCAAGTTTGTATTAATCTGAATTAAATTTGCTGACAAGGCTTCTCCTGTTATAGAATATTTGAGGTTGGCCTAATGGTCAACCAACCTCAAATATCTATTTATTTTCCTACAATGTAATGTTATTTAAATACGTTATTAAATTTCCAAGGCAAGTCCATGTAATAGATCCATCAGTTGTAGTTCCACCAACAGTAGTATTATATGTAGGTAATGTTGAACCAGATGTTCCACCAACAGTAGCCTGATATAAATTATTGTTAGAATCGATTACATATGAACCAGTTGCATAGGTAGTAGATACAGATTCTAATGATGCAGAACTCGCAGCTGTTGCTAAAGATTTAGCTTTAGTATAAGAACCTCTCTGAGCATTTACTGCTGCAACTAACTGTGGATATATCGAAAGTATTTCTTGAACTGTAAAATAAACATTTCCAGTAGTAGTTCCTAATACTATTCCAAATAAATACCAAGTAACAGAACCATCAGTTACTGGAGTTGAAAACTCTGTAGTAAATGTTGGTTCAGTAGACCCAGTAGAACCAGAAGTATACGCTATATAGTAATTGTTATTTACTTCAACTACTGAAGTATATGCAGTTTCTGCAGTTGATGCAGCCCATGCTTTTGCATTCTGAGATGCAGCCAATGCAGAAGAAAATGCAGCCTGAGCATTGATCTGATCATTTTGAGACATGGTGAATACATAAGATGAACCATTTACATCTACAGTAATTCCACTTGAAATGTTAGTTCCTGCTTGTGTTTTTAAATTGTTTGAAACCTGAGTCGCATAACCTGAATTTCCATAACATCTCTGAAGAACCTGTTCTAATGTTAATGTTCCAGCAGAATCCTCCCAATACTGTGTTCTATCAGCAGCATTTGTAGAATAAGGATTCCATGTTGGTGAATTGTAAGCCATTATAGTGCAAGTAGATGGAACTACTCCATAATATGAAGTAACACCATTTGGGACACTGGCTGCATACGAGAATCCATTAGGACCAGCCTGTGGATAAACAACAGCTGTGTATAATGTCGACATAACTTTTTACCTCCAAATTGGTTAAATGTTTAATTTAATTTTTATTCTAGATAATTGGATTAATTATCTTTGATACTTTTGCTGATGTTGTATTTGAATCTTTTGGTTTATCATATATAGATTTAACTACAGGTGTTTGTTTCGAATACGAAAAAGGAACTGTTCCATAATGATTAGATGATGTAGTAAGCAAAGCGTGTATCTTATAACCATATGAAGCTTTGCAGATATTGCAAAATTCATAATCTTCGCTTATAAATTTATTATCTTCTACTCTTGTTTTAAATATGTTAAATATAGTTTTCATAGTAGGAGAATTATTTGCTAATATATCAGAATTAGAACTTTCATAAGTATCAGAATCATTTACAAAAGATTGTATAACTTTTCTAGATAACAATAAACATGATGTTGATATACCTGATACTTCAGCTACTTCTATATTATTGATATTATCTATACTTAACACATTTCCCATATTTATTTTATTGTTTACAAAATTCTTTTTTGCTACTGGAATGCCTATTATATCTTTTTCCAATGATAACATTAAACCAATACTATTAACATCTATCTCAACATCAGAATCTAAAAATAATAGATAATCACAATCTGAGTGATAGAAAAAAGTTGCTACATGATTTCTTGCATCAGTTATACATGAATTACCTGAAAGTATAAATAAGTTAGTTTGTATGTTAGGTAATAGTTTTGCAGTATTGAAAATTGTAAAAGTATATCCAACATTTACCTTTTGGTCTATTGCTGGAGTTCCTATAAATAATTTAATTGGTTGGTTCATTAGATTGATTCTCCTTCTTTTTGGAATTAATTGAAACTACTTTACTTGCATCGATTAATGGTAATGGTTTTTCTAAAGTAGATGAATCTTTGCTAGGTAATAATAAATGATCGAATTCTTTTTCTAATTCTACTTGAAATACTGGTTTAGTATCTAACATAAGATTTGGATTACTAGATGCAGATCTTTTGAAATCATTTATCTGATTTAACATAGAATCGGATTCTGGATGTCTTAATATGTTTTTATAATCTTCTGGATTAAAAGAACCAGTTAATAAGATATTAGAGGTAGCTCTTTCGATTAACTCATATTTCCATTCATCTGATTGACAAGCTTCGAAAGCATCTCTATCTGATAATTCTTTATACTTTCTATGAGGTTGAACCTTTTCTAATAACTTATTGATAAAATCTAATTCATCTTGTGCTGAAGCTATATTCTTCTTTGATAATTCTATATCTGATTCCATATCCATTAGATCAGCTTTGGCTTCTAATAGTTCAATTTCATCATCTTGATTTTCAGCATCTTTTATTCTTTTTTGAATAGATAACTGTTTTGCTTTAGTTCTTAATTCCGAAGATTTAGCTCTATCTAGTGCTAATTCTCTATCTTGTTGCAAATCTTTTAATACAGCATAAGCAGAATCTGCTGTATGACATTTTCCCACTATTAAATATAGTAGTTGAAAGTTATGATTCAATCTGTTGTTTTTAGCATTCATTTTAATAAGTCTCCTTTATTAAGTTATTTGATTTTATTCTGATATTGAATTGTTATTGAGGAAGCCCGTTAGCTTGTGGAGAACATGCAGCTAACCATTCTGAACTATATGTTAAATTTGTTCCCGCCACTGTAGTATTTGCAGAGTAGTTGTAGATGCTAGTTGTAGA